ATACTGATACAGGAGAAATAGACAATCCAGAACTATTAGGAGAAATTGGTGGTAACAGAAATAAGATTCTCAATTCTGGAATAGATCTTTGGACTCGTCTTGATACATTCGGGGGAACCTACAACGGTGCGGAAGGTTCTACTGCCAATGGTGTGACATTTGGTGGAACATCCGTTGTCGAATATCCACATGGTGCATCTTATTCTACAGATAGTCCATTTTATCTGCTATCAGGTTATGTTGCAGACGGATACTTCTTTGATACAATAAACAGAACAAGAGTCATGTGTGTGGAGAGACAGCAACTAACAGGAAGTCAATTAGATTCTCTACCACAAAGACCAAATTATGAATTAAAATTCACGCAGAGTAGCGGATCTGGAAAGTGCCGTCTTTATGCAGTCATTCCAGATCACAGAACTCTATCAGACCATGACATGAATTTCTCTTTCTATGCTAAATCGGATACAATAGGAACGATGGGAATCACAACAGGTGTTGCGTTCGTTTGGCCTAGTGGATCAACATATGCAGTAACAGAGTCTTCTAATGTGTTCATATCGGATGGAGTTGGAACAAGTGGTGGTAATTTCTACTCTTTGAATGTTGGCTCAACTTATGATAGGTATCAGTTTGCATTCTCATCCGAATCCCTTTCATACACGGGGGCAACAGGAGTGGGCGATTCATTCGTAGCACCATTCATAGAGTTTGGATCTCTTAATGAGGGTGAATCCTTCATAGTGACAGCACTACAACTATCAAAGGGAATGAAAGTAAAACCTTACTCAAAGAAATCATATGCCGAAGAAAAGATAGAGTGTGATCGTTATTTCCAAAACATAGTTCTTGCTCATGGTGGATATTATCCAATCAGCACAGGTTCAAGTGGACCAAAACTATTTACAGGAACAAATATAAACACAACTATGGCTCAATTGCCAGCAATAAAAACAGCAATAGACATAACCAAACAGGGAATAGAGGGAGCCTGTGGATCAACTGATCCGTATTCTCTGAAAAAGAATCACATTTCTGTTTTCCGTGAAACAGATCCAACTTCCATTACCTATCATAGATATTTTGAAACCGTCTATACGCTTGACGCTTCTGGTTTCTCTGGAACTATAAACAATAAACTCACAGGACTGGCCTAATAGGAGAGATAGATGTCAACTACAAGAATATTTGGAAACAGTCCGTTTGAAGTATATCTTCAACCAACAAATAAGATAGAGATAAAAACCTCTCTTGCAGATAGCAACATAACCATAGGTTCTGTTGTTGCATATAGCGGAGGAAAGTTGGTACTTGCTAACGCAGCAGACAGAACTAAATCTTCTGTTGTTGGTGTGGTTACTGCTCTTAGCAACGGAAACTATACAGTGGTCACTCAAGGATTTATAGCAAATGCAACAATCAAAGGTATAAATGGAACACAAGAATTAGGTTCTGTCTTCTACTTAAGCGAAACAACAGCAGGATCTGTAAAATCAACCCCACCAGTTGCATTGGGTACAACAAGAATACCAATAGTGCAAGTAGTTGATGGTGGATATCATATTCTAGGAATGCCCGGGATAGTCAATGGTATATCTTATCGTGGATATGTCAATATTTCTGCAATCCAACCTGTTGGAACTGTTTCTCCTTTTATAGGAAATACGACTCTTATACCAAAAAACTGGCTATTGTGTGATGGATCTTATGTAAGCATTGATTCGTATCCAGAACTCTACAGGCTTATTGGCTCTGTATATGGAGAAGTAATCGACGGAAGATTCAAATTACCTGATTTTCGTGGAAGAACTCTTGTTGGTGCTGGTGCGGCTCAAAATCTGACAACAAGATTTATAGGAGAATTTGGTGGAGAGGAAAAACACACACTGTCTGTCGCAGAAATGCCAGCACACAGTCATAAGCCAGCAGTAACAGATACAGGAGGAGTAGACCATTGGTGGGGAAGCGATGATCGTGTTGGATCTCCCAATTTTGACTATGATGGAACCTCTGCTACAAAACCAGCAGATGGGTTTATTGCTCCTTCCTATAAAACAGATGCAGTCGGTGGAAACTCTCCACACAATAATATGCCTCCTTACTCTGTTGCAAACTGGATAATACGGGCAAAGGCTGAATCAGAATTTGCACTTCTTGATGTGAATGTTGAGAGCCTAACAAATGTGGATAAGACTGATATTCCAGAAAGCGGAGATCTAATTAGATTTGATGGCGCAGAGTGGAAATTTGTAAGCAACAAACTATCAAATCTTGTTGATCTGACAATAGACACAGACACAGTGAGTGCCGATGACATTGTTGTAGTTGATGAAATCGACGGAGATAGCATAACTTTTAAGACCATATCTCCTTCTGGTTCAAATATTTACACCAATACCACTGCAAATCTTATACACAAAAATGGTTCTCCAAGACCTTCTGCACTGGTCACTCCTTTAACAGGAACAAGTGCTCCTCTGGGAAGAAAAGGAATTGTACATCTTCATGGCTCTATTGAGATTGAGCCAAATCCAGGAAGCACAGATGGAACAGTCAATATCAATTTGATAGGTTTTGGTGGAACAACGGGTCTTGATACTATAGACACGATAACTCTTCCGCATTATGCAAATGGTTCCAATAAAATCAAAATACCATTCCATGCAACAATTGCTGCACAGATATATCAGGCAACTGTAAACGGAACATCAACTCCTGCTTTCAAGTTCTCTTACTATCTTTCAACGGCAACAGGTTCACAATTCAAACCAAATATTTTGACAATAAATAACATAAAGTTTGTGTACTGATTGGATGGAGAAAATATGGCAAATTCTTCTGGTTTCAACTTCGATGTATCAAATCTAGACAGCAGTTTTTATAAGAAACTGTCTGTCGGCACGCCTATTTCTTCTCCATATGAGACAATTGAAGTTGGAGAAACCGCTTCAAATATCCTCATACAAGAAACTCTTAACTCTCTAAATGACCAATTTATAGATGATGAAGTAAAAATAACAATCAAATTATCTGGTATAACAGGTTCTAAAATAGACGCAAGAGTGCAACCAGGATATCATCGTTTCTTGAATCCTGTTGTTGTTGACCACCCTGTTTCAGACAGACTAGTTATTGAGGGTGAAGCACCAACGGATCACTCTGTATTGGGTGTCTCTTACTATGATGCCGTCGATCACGGAAAAATAAAGATAGAGGGAGAATACTACACAGGAACAACTCTTGCTGCTGAAAATGGATTCTATGCACAGTTGATAGTAAGTAATGGAAATAGTCTCAAAATAGGAGAGTATCTTGCTGTTTATGATAACAGATATCAAAAGTATCTTAATCCGTCTTTCTTTCAGTTCAGAGATACTACTAATGGAAGACAATTCGCAACACCATATCCAGTAACAGCCGAAAAATTAAGAGCATCTCTTATTATTGGAGTCCATAAGATAGTAGACAAAATTGATTTGGATTCAAGAACTGTTTCTGACTTGAATGTTAACGCAAATCCTAGTAATAAAGTTGATTATGTTACTGTTCAAATCAAAAATCCAAATCCCACATATACAATGGGATTGGTTGAATATGTTGCCACATTTGCAAGAAGAGCATACTTGACTCCACAAGGAATTGTAGGAAGATATGAACAAGGATACGGTTCTTCGACTGTTCTTCAAGATCCTCTTTTCTTCTCTGGATTAACATCAGGAGTGTCAGGGGATTCTGCTTCTCTTCCTGGCTATAGAGTTGCAGTAGAATTTGGATATGGTGCAACATATGATCTTGATAAAGAACCAACAACATTTTTCACAGATATAAGCAATCACGACAATACCCTGTATATTCCTGTTCTCAATAATTTAGGAATAAACACTATAATTCCAAATAGAGTTGGTTTGACAGGAATGTATCTTGACTCGACAAACAACGAAGAGCCTCTTGGAGATTCTTGGGAGCAGTACTCACGGCTTGCACAGACAACAGGTCTAAACACATCTATAAGAAATTACAGAGATACTAATGATTTCAGAGCAAAGGGATTTAAGACTATAATTGAGTGCACATCTGATGGATTTGTTATAGCAAATGCAAATAAACCACCAGAACTGAAGAACATTCTATTAGTGTCCAAGTCCGGAAGTCGTGGACATGGAGTTCGTGTTGAGAACAGTTCATCTGTAAATCTACATCAAGTTGGTGCAATAGGCTTCCTCAAAGGAGCCGGATTCTTTGCAAATAACAAGTCTAGCATAAATGTTTTGGCTGACAAGTTTTCCGATCCAGAAGTGTTTAGAGAGGTTGGAGCATTCTCTTGCTGCAACTATACTGGATTCGAGTCAAGAAACCATTCAAATATAAATGCTCCGAGAACAGTTGCGGCTGGAAATCAGTTTGCAAACTACTATTCTTCAGAGAATTCATACATCAATGCCTATGCTTCTATTTCCACTTGCTCTTCTAAATATGGAATAGTTGCTGTTTCAAAGAGTTTTATTAACGGAGACTCTTCGTTCTCTTGCTTTAATGGTTCTGATGGTTATTTCTGCTCTAATGGAAGTCTTCTTACAATAAACTCTGGAAGGGCTTGTTATAACTATGGAAATGGTGTTCATGCGTTTTCTTCGGGAGAAATAAGAGCATTCGATATCATAGCGTCTTCAAACAGAAAAGATGGAATAGTAGCAAACGATATGTCAACGATTGTTTGTGGCGATTCTGCAAAAGAACCAATAGAATGGGATTTGTACTTTGGATATACAGAACCTTACTATAATTTTGAAAATCCAACAAATATATCCCAATCAAAGTTCAATGGAATATCTGGTCTTGCCTCTTCAACAGACTCTTTTATTAATGCATCTTTCTTTGAAACATATAACAATTCTAGACTTGGCGGGGAGTTGGGCAAACTAAAGAGTGTCAATTGTGTTTACTCACCTACAGTTGGTTATTGCTACGGTGGAGCGTCAGCAGGATCTACCTGTGACTCTGGATATCGGTATTGCGACGATGCAGCCTACATCGAAAATGGAACAGATATTGACGATGTTATGGATGATATTCTTGTAAAAGATACACCTGTTGCATCATTATGCATACCCTATGCAGATTCTGTTGGGCTAACTGGACAAATACCAGCATCAAAGAGCCGTTATCAAAAAATAACTGGACTTCTTTCAACTGCTTACGGTGCTGAAAGCGGTTTGACCATAGGAAAGATATTAGCCTGCAAGGGATATCTGCCCGCTTGCCTTGTTTTTGGTTTAGGTTTTTCTGCTGGAGAATCTGTTCCAGGAAGTTTCGGTGGGTCAGTTCCAACAGGCTATAATGTCTGTAAAAGCACAAACACCGCTGCACAAATAGTAGAGGGTGCAACAGGAAATGCTCAAGAAACTTTTGGAATAAATCAAGAGGTTCTGGCTTGCACTGCTGACACATCTTCTCTTGTTCTGAACACCATTTGTGTTTCTAGTAATACTGCTTATACAACCCCACAAAGACCACTGAATCTTATTCTTCCAAACTACGATGTTGAGATAAGAGATTCTGCAAAGATTGCCTTTGCAGGAAGAATTGCCAATTTTGGTTATTACGATATTAGAACAGGAGTAAGAATACAGCCTCTATACCGTGGATCTGTTTTAGGTTCTGGTCTTATAAAACCAGCAACTCTGATAGGATACGCAGGAAACAAAAACGGAAGCGAACTTGTCATAACAGATCAAGTTGCTCTAGAGAGTGGTGTATTTGGTAATCAAGGAGCAGGATCTCTAGACCCAAGAGATGCAAAATTCGCTGTTCGATATTCATCTGATGATTTCCTCAGTGCAGCAGAACTTTTCGATCCTGTTGCACAAACAGGTTTTGTCAACAATAGCCGATATGTCTTGAATCTTGGAAATGTTGATCCAGAAACTGGAGCATTGACAAGTTCTGTAGGAGTCACTGTATCTCAAATAATCATTAATAATACATCAAGCACTCCGCAGCAGTCTAGCGGAACAAACGATCTAACATCTGAAAACGGATATCCTACATATTGAACGGGAGTAAATAATGTCAAAAAATCTACAGTTTTTAGATGATCCAGATGATGTACCGTTCATAAACGAAGATCTGACTCTTTGGGTTTCTGTTGAAGGAAATGACGAAACCAATAGTGGCTCCTCCGATAGTCCTTTTAGATCTTTAGGAAAAGCAGTTGATGTTGTTCGCAATAAACAAATCGGTAAAAATAATAAAGTAACAATACAATTAGGTTCAAGTAAAACAGACAGAAAAGGCTTCATATCTAAAAAGTATTTTGAAGAAGAGCAAATAGATATTGATTTTGATGTTGCTAAAAGACTCAAAATCAAAGGAACAAAACCGACAGACCATGAAGTGGTCGCCATAAGTTACTTCGACAAAGCACAAGACCGTGACGGATACTACTGTCAGATACTAGTAACAAATCAAGATAAAATCAATATCGGTGATTATTTATCTGTATACGATCATCTTATTTTAAAGAAGCAAAATCCTTCTTATTATTGGATAAGAAATAACATAAGAGCATCGGCAACACGCTCTATAAATCCTGGAAGTTGTTATGTTGAATCTATTCGTGGAAAGATGATTGTTGGTGTTCACGAAGTAGTTGATGTGAGTCCAACTATAGAACACATCGAAAACCACTCCACAACAAAAACAGAGATATTTTACCCTGAAGGACTAAAGGTCGGAGCAGTAACTCTTCACATAAAGAGTGACAACCACACATACAAAAGACTAGAGCAAGTCCCATTCTTCAACACACTAGGCACACAGAATGGAAAGCCTCTGTTTACTTATGCTGCTGGTGCAGGAAATTCACCGAATCAAGCAAGAGGAAACAATATCATACCTCCAATTTTCTATGGGGCAGATATGCTTTCTAATCCCGATACACTTGAAAGTAATGGATACGAGCAATTCTATTATGCTAGTGCTGTTCAGCAAATAGAAATAGTCGATATCATGGTTCGTGGTTTTCGGTTCAGCCTTACTCCATTGGATGGAAAAGTAATTGATCCAAGAACAAGAGTAGAAGCACGAAGCGCAACTGTTCTTTGGAACGATAAAACTCTAACAGGGTACAATCGTGTAATAGTGGCAAACAGAATTGCAACTTACTTCTATAAGAAGATGATAGATGATCTAGGAATAGAAAATGATCTTCCCTTTTACTTTGGCAATTCTTCAGATCCGTTTATTACTGTTGATGCAATAACTAATGCTGCTAAAAAAGTAAGAGACTATTTGTTAAGTGGAGCGAGCACAATTGAAGGCGTTCCCTCTTGGGATGAAGATAACCATCCAGGGTATGGATTTGGTCCATTCGAGAGTGGTGCAGTCCGTGATCCTATTAGGGGAGGAGCACCAACAGATACCTCTTCTTATCCTTCCGATTATGCAGATCCTAATAGATTCTCTGTTCTGCTTAGATACTACAATCTGTATCCACCAGTAAATGGTCAATTATACCAACCAACACTTCTCAAAAGAATACGCAGTTGGTACAACGACAATGGTGCAGCAAATGGAGCACAACTAGATCGTTGGGCGAAGAAAGGAAACCAAAGCCCTTTCTTCTGTGGATATATCACTCCCCAAGGTTGGTACAAGCATAAGTTTGCAAGCACACCAGAAGGTAAAAATGGCTCGTACATCCCTTCCCTTGTTGATCTTTCTGATCTAGGCGGATACCACCGTCTCTTCGGACAGGCTGCTCCAAAGTATGTTGGAAACTCTGAAACCAAATTTAACTCTGTGCTTGATGGAGCATCTGGTGCTTTTTCTAATGAAAGAACAGCCTCTAAGAATCTTGTATGGCTTGATGTTCAGTCTTACGAGATAACATCAGGTCTTGCTGTAGGAGAACAAGTTCCCTCTGGATATACATTAAGCAATCGTGGATCTATGGGTAGTGTTTGGTACACAGGATCAGTAAATTCCTTTGCCTCGGGTGACATTATCAATGGAGCAGGACCTTCGGAAGATGGAACAATCAACCCACCAGGTTCAGGAGTCGATCCATCTGCTATGGGGTCTTTTATATTTGATAGGTACTCTTTTGGTTATGAACGAGATACAGAAATACCACCAAGTGATTCTGCAACAACAAAAAATGACTCTTTACTGTCTTCAGAAAATCTTGCAAAAAATGTAGATTTCATGTATGGAGATCAAACAATAAATCTTCGTGCAAAGTGCTATAAGTCGGTGTTGAGATTCAATAAGAACGGAATCTGCGTAAAGAGCAAAACAAAACTCGCCATACTAAAAGATATTTGCTTGGTGTCGATAAACGAAACACCACAAGAAAGATTCTACGGTCTTTTAGCCGATGGAGAATCTGTTGTAAATGCATCAAATATTGCCGTGTCTTCTTTTGGTTGTGGTATATCTGCAAGAAATCAATCACTAATCAATCTCTTGGCGGATCTTGGTGCTTCAACCGATCCTTACAATGGAGATTTCTTCTCACCTATAGATCCTGGTGCCGTTGTTACCGCTTGTGGCATAGGAATAGAAAGTACAATAAAATCGCATATCAATGCAAGAAGAACTGTCAGCAGTGGTAGCAAAAAAGCAAATTATCTAACCATAGCAAATTCATCTATGGACTGTTCTAATTCTTTATCATGTAGTGGGTTTTCTCATGGATATGTCTGTGAGTTCAATTCCTATATGAAAGCAACAAACACTTTCTCTCTTTTCAATGGTGGAATTGGTTATTGTTGTGCAAACAATGGTATTCTTGTTTGCCACAGAAGTCGTTCTATATGGAATGGAGGACATGGTGTTCTGGCGAAGAGTAGAGCAACAATAAAGGCTTATGAGTTTATATCTCGATCAAACGATGGTGAGGGTTTCCTTGCTCAACAGAAGTCTGTTATATTTGCAGGAGCAAATTCATCCCGATGGGCAAATTGGAGAAACGAACTGATAAAGGCATCTGAAGGATTAGGATCTAATCTTATCGGAGACTATTATGGTATTTACTCTGCTCTTCCACCAAATCTATTTCAAGTTACAGTATTTGGTCCAGAAGGAACAGGACACCTTCCTAGAGCCTCCGCAACGGTAAACAACAACCCAACACATGGGCTTCACTTGTTCTACCACGAATGCAATAGCACAATAGCAGAATTGAATGCAGGATCTGGATTTGCAGCAGAAACAGACTCAACAATTGTCGCAGACAACACTATTTCTAGATACAATAGCAAGAAATACGGAGAGTTCTTTATTTACGGCTGGTCTGGAACTAGAGGCTCTTTCCCAACAGATAGTTTTGTACCAACAGAGGAGTTCTAATGGGACTAGGTGGAGACTTCAACCCGCAGCCAATAGACATACCTGATATCGAATACGCACCAAGTTTCGAAAATGGTATAACATGGGCAACACAGTACTCTTCTTTTGCTGTTGGTGCTGGCTCTTTGAGTCAGAACTTTATTGGAACCTTTGCTTCCAATTTCATAACAAGAGATATTGGAGGAAAAACTCTTGGTATATGTGTTAATCCTTGGGATTTCAATTTTGTAAAAGCAAGAAAAGCAGACGGTTCGCTTGTTGCTAGACCAGACAACTATTCAAGAACATCTTTCCAAGAGTGTGATTGCTCGTATCATCTTTGTGACCGAGATTTTCAAGGAATACAGTATTCTCTTGATCTATACACTCTTTGGACAGGAGAACCAGGAATATTTGGTTTAAGAAATGCTATCGGAACCATCACTACGGGAGCCGAATCAATTCTAACAGCAAGACAAAGACTCCTTGAAATTGGAGTTCCAAATAGTATAACACTATCGACTTCTGGTGATCCCCCAAACTGGACATTCAACGGTGTTGTATCCGAGCAAGAATATGAAGACTATAAAGATGCTATTGCAGATCTAGACGATGTAATACAGGGAAGCAAAGAGTCTGCTCTATTGACTTATGCACTCATAAAATTTGCTGGATCTGTTACCGCAGGAGTAGCACTAAAAAATAATATTGTCTCTACACTGGCATTTGCACAAGAAACCCTTGAGATAACAGTTCGAGACTATGGGGATGAGTTTCAGTATGGTGAAGGTGAATTTGCTGAACTTTCTAGAGACATTATCAACAACTATGCAAGAAAAGCAAGCATACCCGGATTCACAGCATCAGAAATTTATCAAGTAGTTCCTGGTGTTGAAGATATCAGACAGAGGTGTATGTGTGTCGATGGCGGAATGCACGGATTAGACACCATGCCTTTTGCCGACAATCAAATAGTCATAGACCAACTAACAGATGTTGACGGAATAGGTGGTCTAGATAAATTTGAACAGTATTTTGATTTTGATGGTATACCAAAGCCAACAGATCTAGCCGCTTTTCTTACCATAGATGGGCAGTACCTTAAAAATCTAGGAGTAACAGGTGCTAAACCCTATAAATATGGTCCAAATTGGGCTTATGGAGTGGGATATGGTAGTGAAAATGTCATTGCGATATCGGTTCCAGAATTCAAGAATTGGGAAGCCCGTGATTCAGGCAAAATCAGAATATCAGGAACTCCAAACGGCGAACCTTATTCTTTTGGAAATCAATGGCTTGAATGGGGACAAAGAATAGGTATTCCTCCTATTGAATATGTCACAGTAAATCCCAAGAGTCTTGGTGGAGGCGATTTTGTTGATGCGAATTTTGGTTACAGAGGTAGCCTTGAAGGAACACTTATATATCGTGGAAGACTACCAGAATCCGTTTTGCCTTATGAGTCTCAAGACTATGAATTTGCATTTCTTGGTATAACATATGGTGATTATGGTGCTGGATTTAGAAAATTCCACATAGGACTAACAACCATAAGTCAAAACGATGGATTATCAAACTACGATGCTTACGGAGAAACAGGCTCAATTGAAGATATAGTTTTCAGTGAAAATTTTTCAGAATCACCGCAAGATAAAACCCTTTACAGATTGTGAGTTTAATATGAAAGTGAAATTAGAAAGAATATTCCAAGCACATCCCGCATTCGAATTTCTAGCAAAACAATTTTATTTTGTTTCACATATAGCAGAAATGGCTCGGCTTATAGACGAAGTAAACAAACACTACGAAGTGATTGCCAAAAAACAAGAGGAACTGTTGCTCTTTTATGGGGAAAAGAAAGAAGACGGTGCATACGAAGTTGAAGATGAAAAGAAGCCTTTCTATGAGAAAGAACTCTCTGATTTTTTGGACAAAGAAGTGGAAATAAATTGGAACAAAATATCTGTAAAAGAACTAGGAATGACCGTTCGTCTTCCTTTGTCTGCTTACAAGTTGCTTGATTTCCTTTTTGTTGATTCAATAGAAGAGGCAACCGAGGGCTGATTTTCACAAATACCCTCTTATACATAAGATAAAGAGAAATAGGAGGGTTCATGGGACAGCCAAATTCCAGACAATCACTAAAAGACTACTGCCTGAGAAGGCTGGGATATCCTGTTATTCAGATAAATGTTGATGACGAACAACTAGAAGACAGACTTGACGATGCCCTTCAATTCTTTGCCGAATACCATTTTGATGGTGTTGAGAGAATGTTTTTCCCATATCAGGTAACTCAAACAGACATAAACAATCAGTATATTTCTACAGCAAATATCAATAATAGCATTATTAGTATATTAAGAGTATTTCCCTTTAGTGAAAGTGGATCTGCTGCATCAAATATGTTTAATGCAAGATACCAAATGCATCTTCAAGATTATTTTGGTTTGAGAAATGGTTCTTTTAATCTTGCCTACTATGATATTGCACAGCAATATGTTTCTCTTGTTCAACAGTATTTAGAACCAGAAAAGGCATTCACTTTTAGTAGAGTTACAAATAAATTGAGACTTGATACAAATTGGAGCGAAGTTCTTTCATCGGGGCAATATCTTATGATAGAAGCCTATGTTGTGCTAGATCCAGAGCAATACACTGAAATATACAACGATAGATTGCTCAAAGAATACACAACATCTCTTATCAAAAGACAATGGGGACAAAACTTATCAAAATTCTCTGGTGTGTTTCTTCCAGGCGGTGTGCAGTTTGATGGTATGAAAGTCGCAGAAGAGGCACAAACCGCTATTGATAAAATAGAAGAGCAGGTTCAGGCAAAATATGAATTGCCTCCTGACTTTATGGTGGGATAATGGCAAAGAATTCTTATTTCAACTACAGAGACTCTGAACGGCGTCTAATGGAAGACCTCGCAATAGAGGCTATAAAGATATATGGAGAAGATTTCACATATATCGTTAGAGAATCTATCTCTAGAGATGATATTCTCGGAGAAGACAAAAATTCCAAGTTCAAAGACTCTGCAACAGTTGAAATGTTTGTAAAGAATTACGAAGGAAGAGAGGGTAGCAATGTCTACTCTAGATTTGGAATTGAACTCAAAGATAGAATGATATTAACGGTATCTAAAAGAAGGTTTGAAGATGTTGTCTCTTCTTTGTATAACGATGTAAAGCGTCCAAGAGAAGGAGATCTTATATACGCTCCAAAGTTTGGAAGATTTCTTATGGAGATTATATTTGTTGAAGAACAGGTTCCTTACTTTCAAGGAAATCAACTTGCTTGCTATGAAATAACTGCTCAAACATTCAAATTTGAAATGGAAAGCATCGAAACAGGCATAACAGAGATAGACACAATTCAAGACGAAGCAGAAGAAAAACTCACCTATATCGACATCAGTGGAGTTTATGGATCTTTCTTGGCAAACGAAACTGTTTATGTTGGAGCAACTCTCTCCGATGCATCATTTACAGCAACAGTCACAAACTGGTCAAGCCAGTCACCAAACACACTATATCTCAAAGATGTTTCTGGCAGCGTAACAGGAATAATAGCGTCAGTTATCAAAGGCACAGAGTCTGGTGCGACGGCTAATGTTGATGCAAATCTTGGAAATACAGCAAATTACATAACCACAGATCCTTTTGGCTCAAACGATGTCATACGAAGAGAGTCTAGAACTATTATTGATTTCTCTGAAGTAGATCCATTCTCGGAAGGTAACTACTAATGTTTGGATATTTCTATCACGGAACAATAAGAAAATATGTTGTTGCTTTTGGAAGCATATTCAACAACATCTCTATTGCCAGAACTCAAGAGAATGGAGAGGTAAGGAAATACAGAATTCCTCTTGCATATGGAACAAAAGATCACTATATCAGTCAGTTGTCGGCAAATCCAACAATTATAGCCGATGAAAATAACGATTTGAAAATTTACACTTTTCTTCCTCGTATGTCTTTTCAGATTGACAATATGACATACGACACAACAAGAAAAAGAAACACACTTTCAAAGACAAAAATATTTGAACCAACATCCGATTCTCTTTCATATTCTTATGCTGAAGTTCCATATAACATAGAATTCACTTTGAGTATCTTGACTCGAAAAATGGAAGATGGCTTGCAGATAATCGAACAGATACTGCCATATTTTTCTCCTGAATTTACAGTTTCTCTTGATCTTGGAGACTTTGCCAAGGGTATTGATATACCAATAACTTTGAGTTCTTTTACCCAAACAATAGAACATGAAGGCGATTTAGATGGAGCAGATGTGAGAATATGCACATGGGAATTGCGATTCAATATGAGAGCATACCTCTATGGTCCAACAAAGAGCAGTTCTGTAATCAAACAGGCTATAGCACAGTTCTTCGATAAAGACAATGAGTACAGAATAGAGGCTCTCCGTGTTACAGCAACAGGAGGAACAGGAAGCAGCGGCACAGGAACAGGTGCTACACTTGATCCACGCTACTACGGATTCCAGTTTGAAATATTCGGAGGAACCGCAACTGACGCTGATATCTTTGGTTGAGAAATGAGGTTATTATGGAAGAAAATGACATACCGCAAGAAGAGAAAATCTCTAAAAAGTTAGACATACCATTTGTCCCACAGCAGGGACAGATAAAGGTTGTAGCACCCGACATCAGTGCAATCGAAGCAGGAAAACAGATTGATGACATAGATCTCAAGAAGGACTATCTTACTGTCAGAAAGAACCTTCGTGAAATACTCATGTCTGGTGCAGATGCAATAGATTCTGTTCTTACTGTTGCTAAAGAGAGCGATTCTCCCCGTGCATACGAAGTAGCGGCTCAACTCATAAAAGCAGTTGCAGATGTAAACAAAGATCTGTTGGAAATACACCACAAGGTAAAAACAATAGAGAGCGGAGAAGGTGGTGGACAAAAGGCAACATCTATCACAAACAACTCTATATTTGTTGGAAGCACCAAAGATCTACAGGCTGTACTCAAAGAACGGTACAAAGAACTCATGGCGACAAAAGTCGTAGAGAATGAAGCAAATCGTGAAAAGGAAATAACAGATGACGGACAGGCTTGACAAGGGAGCATATCTTGGTAATCCAAACCTCAAAGCAGCAAACGTTCCTGTTGAATTTACAGAAGAACAGATTGGGGAATATCTTCGTTGCTCGGAAGATCCTGTTTACTTCATAAAGAATTATGTTAAGATTGTCAATCTTAATGAGGGTTTGGTTCCTTTTGAACTGTATGAGTTTCAGGAGAGATTTGTCAAAACCATCCATAACAACCGATTCACTATTTCAAAGTTTCCCCGTCAGAGTGGCAAGTCAACAACAGTTATTGCCTATATTCTCCATACAGTTCTTTTCAATCCTAATCAAAATGTAGCCATTCTTGCAAACAAATTGGCTACAGCCCGTGAACTGTTGCACAGGTTGAAACTTGCCTACGAACATCTACCAAGATGGCTACAACAGGGTGTATTGAGTTGGAACAAAGGTTCAATTGAACTCGAAAACGGGTCAAAGATTCTGGCTTCTGCAACATCATCTTCTGCTGTCCGTGGTAATTCTTTCAATCTCATTCTGCTTGACGAGTTTGCCTATGTTCCATTCAACATAGCAGACGAGTTCTTCTCCTCTGTATATCCGACGATTTCTTCAGGAAAAAACACTAAAGTCATAATTGTATCCACTCCAAAGGGTATGAATATGTACTACAAGTTGTGGACGGATTCGGTAAACAAGAGAAACGACTATGTTCCCGTTGAGGTGTTTTGGGACGAAGTGCCTGGTCGTGATGAGGAATGGAAGGCTCAAACGATCAAGAACACATCGGAAGAACAGTTTCGAACAGAATTCGAGTGCGATTTCGTTGGCTCGGTACATACACTAATATCTTCCAAAAAACTTAAGACCCTTACATTCGTTAATCCGCTTTACAAGAACGAAGAGGGATTCAAGGTCTACGAAAAAGCAAAGCCCAATCATCAGTATATACTGATAGCAGACACATCCCGTGGTACAGGAAACGACTACCATGCTTTCACGGTTATAGACCTCACAGAAGCACCGTATCGTGTCGTTGCAACCTTTAGAAACAACCTTATGCCTCCTTCAATGTATCCTATGGCTATCATATCCGCAGCCAAGCAATTCAACAGTGCTATGGTTTTGGTTGAACTAAATGATATCGGAGGACAGGTTGCTGATATTATACACGAAGAATTTGAGTACGATGGTTTGATGAGTACTTCTGTAAAGGGAAGAAAAGGACAAGTACTTGACGGTGGTTTCAATGCACAAAACCAACAGCGTGGGGTAAAGACCACCGAAGTTGTAAAGCGTGTAGGCTGTACAACCCTCAAAGGACTAATTGAGCAAGAAAAACTCGTAATCGAAGACTATGATCTTGTAAAGGAGTTATTTTCTTTTGTTTCAAAGAAAAACTCATTTGAGGCAGAAGTAGGTCACAACGACGATCTGGTAATGACTCTGGTGCTTTTTGCTTGGCTAACCACTCAATTATATTTCAAAGATGTTGTTGGGGGCAATATTTCTTTTGAAATGTATGCTGACAAAATGAAACAATTGGAAGAGGATATGTTTTTTGGATTTGTAGATGATGGCGTAAATGATCCAGATGGGGTTGACAGGGAAACAGGAGACTGGTTTTAAGGATAAAATCTAAGTTTCTTGTTTTATACATACAGGGAGAACTAAAAACAATCTTTGATTTTGCCTAGAAGGAGAGCGCACATGGCATTCCAAGTCAGTCCAGGAGTAAACATAACAGAAATCGACCGTACAGGGGTGGTGACTCAAATTTCAACCACAACTGCGGGGTTTGTCGGTGATTTTAAATGGGGTCCAGTTGAACAAATTGTGACCGTTGATTCCGAAAACGCACTAGTCTCTGAATTCGGCAAACCAACAGAAGGCAATGTTTTGTCTTTCTACTCTGCTGCCAATTTCTTGGGATATGGAGCAGCACTACAGGTTGTTCGTGCATCAAACACAGGCGTTCTTGCCGCTGGAGCAACGGGAGGATTAACAGCAAACTCCTTCTGGAACGACACAGAATACGATCAATTGACAAATTATGGAACAGAGGTATCCTCTCTTCCTGGAGTATTGTGTGCAAAGTATCCAGGTATTCTCGGAAACAGTCTAAAGATATCATATTCAGATAACTTTGACCGTGGAATTACCTTTACTGCCCTTGCTCCTGGTGCTGGATCTAACGGTTTAACATGGGGCAACGGAACACTACAAATCGGTATCACTGGAGCAGACAGAGACAACCAAATAGATCTTCCTGCCGTTGGAGATACCCTAAAGTTTACCCCAACAGCAACACCAAATGTTTCTCTAGAGTTTGAAGTTACTTCTGTCAACACTCTGAGCGAACCATACACAATAACGGTTTCTGCTGGAGGAAACACCGCAGCAATCCAATCAGCACTAACAGGACTACAGAGTGCATCTCTTGTGTGGAAATACGCAAATTTTGTTCCATACACAGTCGGAACAAGTTCTCTTGCATCCTCCAAGGGATATACAGGAGATGAAGTAGCATTCGTTGTTATAGACGAAGACGGCCTTTTCACAGGAGCACCAGGAACAGTTCTTGAATCGTTTATTGGTTCCAAGGCTTCCAATGCAATTCTTGGAGATGGAAGCAATAACTACTATGCAACAAAACTTCAAGATTCACAGTACACCCGTTGGATTTCTCATGCAGCATCTGCGGATCTCAACAACGAAAACACCAATTGGGGTGCAACTTTTGCCCAAATTGGAGGTTCAGGAACTTTCAAGAGTCTAAAGACAAACAAGTATGTCTCCCTAACAGGAGGCACAGATCCTGTTGTTACCGATGGAAACATCTATACAGGTTATGATCTATTCAAAGACACCGACAATGTTGATGTCTCTCTGCTCCTTCAAGGAAGTCATTCCAAAGAAGTAGGAAAATATATCATAGATCTTGCAGAATTGAGAAAAGACTGTGTTGCATTTGTTTCTCCCGAAATCACCGATGTAAAGGATAAAACACCAGCAGAAGCATTTGACAATGTTGTTGACTTTAAGAAGAATCAATTGAACAAGAACTCTTCTTATGCTGTTCTTGATAGCGGTTGGAAGTACCAATATGACAAGTATTACGATACATTCCGTTGGATGCCTCTAAATCCAGATATTGCTGGTCTTTGTGCCCGCACAGATGTTTCGGACGATCCTTGGTTCTCTCCTGCGGGATACAATCGTGGTCAAATCCGCAATGTAGTCAAACTTGCGTTCAACCCAACAAAGGCTCTCCGTGACGGTCTGTATGCAAACAGCATCAATCCCGTTATCTCTCAACCAGGACAAGGAACACTGCTCTTTGGAGACAAGACTCTATTGTCGAAACCTTCCGCATTTGACCGTATCAATGTCCGTCGTCTGTTTATCATTCTTGAAAAAGCAGTAGCAACTGCTGCAAAATTCCAACTCTTCGAATTCAACGATGAATTCACCCGTGCAAACTTCCTTGGAATAGTAGAACCATTCCTAAGAGATGTACAGGCTCGTCGTGGTATCACCGAATTCAAAGTTGTATGCGATGAAACAAACAACACCGCAGAAGTTATTGATAAGAATCAGTTTGTAGCGGATATCTACATCAAGCCAAACCGTTCGATCAATTTCATCCAACTCAACTTCATTGCAACTCGTTCCAATGTTCAGTTCTCTGAAGTTGGCGCAAGCATCACAGTCTAACTTAGAGAGGTAAAATCAAATGGCAGAATCACTAGATAGATTCATTTCGGGATTTAAAAATCCTGCAAAAACAAACCTCTACAAACTGGAAATCAGACCAGAGGGTGGAGCAGTAAATGTACCAGGACTTGATATTCGTGCAAAGGGAACACAACTTCCCAGCGCAGATATCAATATGATGGAAATACCATACAAAGGAAGAAAAGTAAAGATTCCTGGGGAGCGTACATTTGCAGAGTGGACAGTCACTGTCATGGAAACCGCAGATATGGCTGTGCGTAAGCAATTTGAACGCTGGATATCTGTAATGGATTCGGAAGATCAAATAAAGAGAAACACTGCTGCTCTATCAACAATAGTAGTCACTCTTCTGAAGCCTGACAATTCGACCCCTTCAATCGTCTATACTCTTTACGGAGCATTCCCAAGCAGTATTGCATCTGTTGATCTATCCTTCGATGAACAGACTGCACCTCTTGAGTATTCCGTTACATTCCAATACACATACCATAAGGTTTCTTGATTTATAGAAAAAGAGTTAGACTAAAGCATAGATACTGGTGCAAAACACCAGTATCTTTGTATTGGAGAACCCATGCCTAAACCCATATCAGAAATATTAAGCACTGTCAAAAGGGGTATAGCCAAAACTAATCTGTACTCTATTTCTATTCCAAACAAGTTGCCAGACATAGAATTTAACGGAAAAGGAACCCAACTTCCTGCATCAGAATTGGGAATGATTGAAGTTCCATACAGGGGAAGAAAAATCAAAGTACCAGGACAGAGAACCTTCTCTGAATGGACTGTGACTATTATGGAAACAGAGGAAATGGGTGTTCGTAATAGGCTTGAGGCTTGGATGAACGAACTAGACAATGCAGAAAGCGGATTGAGAAAACCAGACCAAATGGTCGATATAACTGTTAAACTACTAAAGAATAACAACTCTCCATCCATGACTTACATTCTTTTTGGTGCTTTTCCTACAAGTATTGCATCTGTTGATCTATCCTTCGATGAACAGACTGCACCTCTTGAGTATCAAGTAACATTTAATTATTCATATCATACCGTACAAGGTGGAGGCGGCGGGGGTGCTGGAGGTGGCGGTGGAGGTGGTCTAGGTTTATTTCCTACAATTCCTGGACAGTTCAATTCATAACCTAGATAAGTGAACAGGAGGTCATAAATAATGGCTATCAATATATTTGGATTTGAACTAGGAAAGAAAACTACACCAAAAGAGTTACCGCAAATGCAGGGAACTCTACAACCTGTCAAATCGTTTATTCCTCCAGATCTCGAAGACGGTGCTTCTGTTGTTGATTTTGTTGGTGGATATGGATTCGGTGTTCAACTAATAAACTATGATATTGCCTATCGTTCTGATGCAGAACTCATTATGCGATATAGGCAAATGGCGGAACACGCAGAAGTACAGAATGCTATAGACGATATCATAAATCAAGCAATAGTACTGAACGAAAGAATAGAACCAGTCAGTTTAAATCTAGACAAGGTTAAAATTCCTGCTCCTGTAAAGAAAAAGATACACGCAGAATTTGAAAAAGTAATGCGTCTTCTCAAGTTTAATACTAGAGGAAATGAACTGTTCCGAAGATGGTACATTGACGGAAGGCTATATCTACAGATTCTTATGAACGAGAAGAATCAAAAAGAAGGAATAGCCGAATTGCGAATTGTCGATTCTACAAAGATACAGAAAATAAGAAATCTTGAGCGTGAAATAAACGAAAATGGAATCAAGTTTATCAAAAAGATTCAGGAATACTATCTGTATACTGCCGAAGATTACATAGGAAATGGCAAAGACACAATCAATTATCGCTATAGCACTGAAGGTATAATCCTTTCTCCTGACTCTATTGCCTATATCAATTCAGGATTCATAGATCCTAGTACTAAAAAGGTATTAGGCTATCTCCACAAGGCAATCAAGCCTTTAAACCAATTAAGAATGCTTGAAGATGCCGTAGTAATCTACAGAATATCCCGTGCACCAGAGCGTCGTATATTCTATATTGATGTTGGTTCTTTGCCCAAGAACAAGTCAGAGCAATATCTCCGTGAGATCATGCAGAGATACAAGAATAAACTTGTATACGACACAACAACAGGAGAATTGCGTGACGAAAAACGACATATGTCAATGCTTGAAGACTTCTGGATGCCTCGTCGTGAAGGCGGTAAAGGAACAGAAATACAAACTCTACCTGGCGGTCAGAATCTTGGAGAGATGCAAGATGTAGAATTCTTCCAGAAGAAACTCTACTCATCTCTTCATGTTCCTCCATCAAGATTTAAAGAAGACACAGGCTTCAATATGGGTAAGGCTTCTGAAATTTCCCGTGATGAAGTTCGGTTTGCGAAATTTATCAGCAGATTACAGGCGAAGTTCTCTGAACTATTTCTACAGATTTTGCGTGTTCAATTGATATCGAAAAATATTATCAATAAAGAAGAATGGGAAGAATTTTCATATGATTTCTCTTTTGATTATGCCACAGACCAGTATTTCGCAGAGTTGAAAGAAAACGAAATGAAACTTGCTCGTCTAGGAACTCTCAGAGAAGTTGAACCTTATATTGGTAGATTCTTCTCTCAACACTGGGTGAAGAAGAATATTCTCCAAATGTCTGAAGATGCAATTGAAGATATGAAGAAAGAAATCGACCGTGAAGCGTCAGAACAACAGATATCACCAGAACAGGCAGGAATGCCTATTGGACCCGATGGACAGCCTCTGGAGGGTGCTCCAAGCCCGATTCCACCTGAACAACCAAGTCCTCTAGAAGGACTAGAATCAGAAGAAGCACCTGAAGGTGAGTCGATGGAAGATATAGACGCTCTTATGGCAGACCTGGATTCGACAATATCTGGTGGAACAGAAGAAGAAACAGAAGAGGAAGAAACAACAGAGAAATCTGTTCCTTCTAAAGAAGATATAGAAGACATGATTGATTACTACAATGAAGCGTTTGGTGTCAAGGCAGAAAATCCAGTTCTAATAACGGAGTCTGCTGTAAATTCAAATAAAAACAGGGTTTCTCCTGTGGCAAAAGCAGTTCTCAAATCAGTATTAGAAAAGAATAGAGAAAGTTAACCTTTTATACATAATTCAAGGAGAAATAAATGAATACTCATATTGTTGATTTTTTAAAGAATGCTTCCGAAGATAACGCAGTTCAGGCTAAAGAGAATCTTCATGTGATTTTGGCTCAAAAAGTATCAGATGCTATATCACAAAGAGAGTCAGAGATAAGAGATTCTCTTTACAATAAAGACAAAAAGGAAGAATAATGTTTCTTATTATCGAAACGAACCACGATACAATCAACTTCTTAACGGAGGCATCCGAAAAAGGAGAAAAGCAGTACTTCATTGAAGGCATATTCATGCAGTCTGAAGTAAAAAATAGAAACGGTAGAGTATACCCTCAAGAGATTCTTTCAAATGAAGTGAAGCGTTATAATGAAGAATTTGTCAAAAAGAATAGAGCGATGGGAGAATTGGGACATCCAGAAGGACCAACAGTAAATCTTGAAAGAGTATCACATCTTATCAAAGATTTGCGTGTGGAGGGTAAAGAGGTATACGGTAAGGCTAAAATTCTTACAAATACAGAGATGGGTAAAATCGCCAAATCGCTATTGGATGAAGGATGCCGTCTTGGAGTATCAAGCAGAGGCATGGGTTCTTTGCAAGAAAAGAACGGCGTAAACTATGTTCAAGATGATTTTATGCTCTCAACTGTTGATATTGTTGCAGATCCTTCTGCACCAAATGCTTTTGTAAACGGCATCATGGAAGGCAAGCAGTGGGTATGGGAAAACGGCATCATTAAAGAACAAATCATAGCAGAGTACAAAAAAGTAATAAAAGCGTCATCTTCCCGTAAACTTGAAGAGAACGCTCTCACAGTTTTCAGAGATTTTCTGTCAAAACTGTGAGATTATATATATGAAAGCAATGAAACCTTAGAAAGCACGGGAGCATTACCAATGGCAAAGAATCCAAAAAAGTATGAAGAAATGGAAGAAGAAGAGATGTGCGAAACTTGTGGAAAGCACAAGATGGAAGAAACAAAAACCATGAAGTCTCTTTCCAAGGCACAGCGTGGACAAATGCAAGATGAATACGACATGGAATCTGACGAGTCTGAAGACGACACAGAGGAAATGGAAGAGGGCTATTCCAAGTCTAAAATGACCGAAGAGGAAATGGAAGACGAAGAGGAAATGGAAGACGAAGAGGAAATGGAAGATGAAGAGGACTCGATGAAAGAGTCTATGGACGCTCTTTTCTCTGGACAAGAACTATCAGAAGATTTCAAATTGAAGGCTAGTACTCTCTTTGAAGCAGCAGTAAATTCTCGTGTTTCTCTTGTGGAAGAAAAACTTGCCGCAAAGTTCACAGAACTTCTAGAGTCTGAAGTTGAATCTATTACCAACGACCTTACAGAAAAGGTTGACTCCTATCTCAACTATGTTATCTCTGAATGGATGGAAGAGAATAAACTTGCAGTTGAGCGTGGTATTCGTACAGATATCGCAGAGTCATTTATCTCTGGTCTAAAGAATCTTTTCGTAGAACACAACATTGAAGTTCCAGAAGGTCAAACTGATCTTCTAGACGAAACTGCGTCAAATCTTCAAAAGGTCACAGAGCAGTTGAACCGTCAGATTCAAAAGACAATGAATCTTTCAGAAGAACTCAACAAGTACAAGAGAGCAGAAATCTTTGCAACAACCACAGAAGGACTCTCGGATACACAAGTAGAGCGTCTTCGTAATCTTGCAGAGAATATGGAATACTCATCAAACGATGAGTTCCAGACAAAAATAGGAATTCTCCGTGAAAACTACTTGAGCAAGACATCTTCTCCTGTATCAACAGTACAGGTTGAAGAGACAACAGAAGCAGAAGTTCTCACAGAGAGCACATCGGATGTTGCTGCTTATCTAAAAGCAATGGTTCGCCGCAACAAGTAAGTCAAAGATATAAAAAAACTACATACCAAAGAATCTACAATCTTCAAAGGAGAAAGAGAAAATGGACACGACAGCATTCTTAACAGAACAAGCACTAAAGAAGTGGAAGCCAATTCTTGAGCATTCCGAACTTGGTGCAATCAAAGATCCCTACCGCAAGAGCGTTACTGCCCTCATGCTTGAGAATCAGCAAAACGCACTCAACGAGGCTGCACCATACAATGCAGTACTTGGTGGCGTAAACAACCTTGCAAATCCAAGCGGCAACGGAGCACTTGCAGCATTCGATCCAGTGATGATCTCACTCGTTCGTCGTGCAATGCCAAATCTCATTGCATATGATGTCTGCGGCGTTCAGCCAATGACAGCCCCAACTGGCCTTATCTTCTGCATGAAGAGCCGTTACAACAACACAGGAAGCAACCCAAGCACTTCACAAACAGAAGCAATGGGCTTGGATGAACCTCTGACCCACTACTCAGGTACAGGTCCTGGCTTCGGTGGTACTTACGGATTCGGTTGGACATCCGGTACAGGAGTCCCTCAAAACTTCACCAGTGCACAGATTGCACTCAATTTACTTGTAAATGATACAGACGGTGTAACGGGCATAAGTGCATACTCTGGTATCGCTTCCACTACGCAGTATATGGAAGATGCTAGAAGTGGAAATGGCTTTGCAGAGATGGGCTTCTCAATTGAGCGTACATCTGTTGTTGCTCGTTCCCGTGCACTACAGGCATCGTACTCTTCTGAAATCGCCCAAGACCTCAAGGCTGTTCACGGACTTGATGTTGAAACAGAGTTGGCAAACATCCTCACGAACGAAGTTCTTTCTGAAATCAATCGTGAAGTTGTTCGTACAATCTATCAGATTGCCAAACTTGGTGCTCTTACTAATCAGGGCATGGCAACAAGTGGTGCATTCGATATTCAGACCGAATCAGACGGTCGTTGGAGTGCAGAACGCTTCCGTGGTCTGTTCTTCCAGATTGAGCGTGAAGCCAATGTTATCGCAAAGGAAACTCGTCGTGGCAAGGGCAATGTTCTTATCTGCTCTTCCGATGTTGCTGCTGCCCTCTCTATGACAGGACTCCTTGAGTCCAATCAGTCAGGCGCATTCGGCAAGGATGTAGACGATACAGGAACCACATTCATCGGAACAATCGGTCGCTTTAAGGTCTATATCGACCCATATGCACCAGCAGGAACCGACTTCTGTGTAGTAGGTTATAAGGGAACCTCACAATATGATGCAGGCTTCTTCTACTGCCCATATGTTCCACTACAAATGGTTCGTGCAATCGACCCAACGACCTTCCAGCCAAAGATCGGCTTCAAGACTCGTTACGGTATTGCAGCAAATCCGTTTGCTACAACCTCCACATCTGTTCTAAACTATACAAACGGTGTAGAGGCTCGTACAAACTCCTACTACCGCATCTTCCAAGTAACAAACCTACACGGTTTCACCAACTGATCTAGGTAGAGAAGAGTAGATTCTAAGGTCTTGTAGAGGCAGGGGAGGGAAACCTCCCCTGCTTTCTTTTGGATACATACAATGGGAGAATCCTATGGCTGAACCAACATACACTGATTTTTCTGACTATGCTCCTCTAACAAGAGGACCGAATAAATATTTTTCAACACCAAACTACCTTAGTCCTACTTCTTTTAGAGTGGTAATTCCCAGACTACCAAAGATTACACATTTCATACAAACTGTAAGCATACCTTCGATAAACATCAACTCTATGGATGTTGGCTTTGCTGGATTTCCAAGAACATCAATACCATCCGCCCTTGATATATCCGATCAAATTGTCGTAAATTTCACCATAGACGAAAACATGGATAACTGGAAAGAAATTTACGATTGGATGACTACAATAACACCAAATTCCGAAAACGAAGGAGGAGTTACAGCAGCCGATCTTTATTCAGAAATAATTGTGCTAATATACAGCAACGCAAAGAAATTAAAGAAAAAGTTTACATTTAGCCGATGTTACCCTACAAGTCTCATGTCTTTTGAATTTAATTCCGGTATGACCGAGATAGATCCAATGATGGTGTCCTGTAATTTTGCATATAAAACCGTAAATATTGAATCTCTCGATTGATTACAACTGAATCCGTGATACAATCCTTACACTATGACTTTTGAAGAACTACAAGAACAAATCGAAAAAGACCTGTCCTTTGACGAAACTCAACTTGATACCGAGTCTCTACGCATCCCACAGTTGCATAACAAGTATCTAAAGCACCTCTATTCAGAGAAACTGATGCTAAAGAAACTCCGCAATGACATGGGAGAATTGACTCGTATCAAATATGAATACTACACAGGAAAACTAGACGAGACTACTCTCAAAGAGCGTGGGTGGGAGCCATTCCAACTCCGTGTTCTGAAGAACGATGTCGATATGTACCTTGAAGGCGATAAAGACATGAACCGTCTCAAGGGAAGAATTCAGTTACAAGAAGAGCGTGTAGACTACATTGAGTCAACCGTAAAGGCTATTGCCAATCGTGGGTGGCTTATTCGCAATGCTATTGACTGGAAGAAGTTCCTGGGTGGAGTATGAACCTATATCCGTGGGAAGACTGTAATATTTCAGACGATTCTCAATCCATAAATATGGATGAGATGAATGATATTATAGCCACCCAACAGGATGCAGTATTTCTCAAGGTCGAATGCGAACGATCTGTGTCGCAAGAGATCTCGGACTTCTTTACATTCAAGGTTCCTGGATATCAGTTCATGCCAGCATATCGAAACAAGATGTGGGATGGCAATATTCGTCTTTTCAATACCCACGACAAGCGGCTCTATGCAGGACTTGCCGACTACCTTGCGAAATTTGCACAAGACCGTGGATACCCCTTTGACTTTCTAAAGAAGTGTGACTACCCGCAATCTGCTGTAGCAAGAGAAGAACTACAAGAATATCTCACAGGTCTTCAGTTAACAGCGGCAGGAAAGCCTATCACTCCACACAGCCATCAGATTGATGCAATAGAAACAGCAATCAACGATCAACGGTGCTTGCTACTTTCTCCGACTGCAAGCGGAAAGTCTCTTGTCATCTATTCTACAATTCGTTATTTGCTTGACCATGTTGAAACAGATCCAAGCAAGCGCATACTTCTTATTGTTCCCACAGTGGGTCTTGTCAATCAGATGTATTCGGATTTCTTGGACTATTCACAGGCAAACGGATGGGATGTAAAGCGAAACTGCCAGACTATTTTCTCCGGACAAGAGAAGACAACCAAAGCCCGTGTGATTATCTCTACATGGCAGTCGCTCTTCCGCATGAAGGCAGACTACTTTGAAGGATTCTTTGCGATATTTGGGGACGAGTGTCATCTATTCAAGGCAAAGAGTCTTACCTCAATCATGGAAAAGTCGAAGAACGCCTACTACAGAATAGGAACAACAGGAACACTTGACGGTTCACAGACACATAAATTGGTCATTGAGGGACTGTTTGGAAAGGTTGTAAAGGTTACAAGCACCAAAGACCTCATGGACAAGAATCTCCTGTCTGATCTTTCCATTGAGTGTATTACTCTCAAATATCCTGAAGATCAGAGGCGTGATGTAAAGGGAATGAAGTACGCCGAAGAGATCAAATGGCTCACAGAGAACCCCAAGCGTAACCGATTCATTTCCGAGATGGCTGTAAATCTAAAGGGAAATACTCTTGTTCTCTTCCAATTCATAGAACACGGAAAGGCTCTACACGAACAGATTGAAAAACTTTCTGCGGGAAAGCATCAGGTTTTCCTGGTGTATGGAGCCACAGAAGCGGATGCAAGAGAAGAGGTGCGGCAGTTGGCAGAGGCAAACGAAAATGCAATCATTGTTGCATCATATGGAACATTCTCGACTGGAGTCTCAATCCGAAGACTACACAATGTTATCTTTGCCTCACCATCAAAGTCAAGGATTCGTGTTCTGCAATCTATTGGTCGGCAACTCCGTAAATCCGAACACAAAGAGTGTGCAAAATTGTTTGATATTGGTGATGACCTGTCAATCAAGTCCCACCGTAACCATACCCTCAAGCATCTCACCGAGAGGGTGAACCTATACATACAAGAGAAGTTCAACTACCGTCTAGTTCGTCTAGATATATGAAGGAGTACAAATGACAGCAGAGAAATCGGAATTCGTCATACTAAAACTCCGTAGTGGCGATGAAATCGTAGCAAAGAGAAATGGATCAAAGAAAGGATGTCTACCTTTGAGTAGACCTCTCCAACTGCAAAGATCTACTCTTCTTGATCCTCTTACAGGTCAGGTGAGAAAGACCATTTGTGTGTTTCGTGATTGGCTTGAATTCACAACTCAAATAGAGTGTGAGATTCCCAATGACTATATCGTGATGGAGGCTACTCCATCACCGGATCTTATTGCAAAGTATGAACAAGAATTGAAAATCATGGATACCCCAAAGCCTCAACTAGCAAAAGGCAAGAAGGCTGCGGAAAAGAAAGCCGCAGATACAACCATGAATGATATGATTCAGGATTTGATCCAAAAGAGTGGAGACACAGGCAAGTCAAATCCAAATTTGGATGATATGTTAGCAAAAATGCTGGGGTCTGGTGGAATGTCACCAATGGTTACAGCATCTTTTTCTATGCCACCTGATGTATTCTTGAATATTATTCTCAATATGCCCATGTTTGATGGATGGGGGCAGGAGATGCCCGATGATGAAGATTTTGGTGATGACGATGAAGAAGGAGAACCGCCTTCAAAGCCTAACCCTCCTGAAGGAAAGTCTCCCAAGAAGCCTAAAAAAGATGACGACCATCCTCCAGGTTGGAATGGTCGTTTTGGGTTTCCTAAATGAACCCTGTACTGAGTATAGAGTTCATTATTGAATCCTGACACACTACTTATGTGTGCAAAGAACCACCAGCCATAGACAAAGTGCTGAATTAGAATAAAAAGGTAAACATTGTATTTGACTTTCTGTTCGCTCTGGTGCATACTACTGCACTACCAAAGGAGACTCTGTTGAGCAGCAAACGACAAAAGCGTGACCACTATATCGACAACGAGCGTTTCTTCCGTGAAATGCAAGAATGGAAGAAAACAGTACATGAAGCCGAGCAAACAGGAGAGAAAGAACCTCCCGTTACTCCTTATATTGGAGAGTGTTTTCTAAAGATTGCAGAACAACTATCTTCAAAGCCAAATTTTGCACATTATGCATATCGTGATGAGATGATATGCGATGCAGTCGAAAACTGTGTTGTCTATGCTGCAAATTTTGATCCAGACAAGAGTTCTAATCCTTTCTCTTATTTTACACAAATCATCTACTATGCCTTTCTTCGCCGTATTCAAAGGGAAAAGAAGCAGTCGTTTATCAAATACAAGATGGTAAAAGACAAGATTGCAGAGGGAAGTCTTGGTAAGTTTGCAAACAGAATGAAAGGTTTGGAAGAGAATGATTCTTCTTTTGAATACCGTGATTTTGCTGCAAAGAAATTTGACCTTTCTGAAAACGATATCGACAATTTTACACGGGAACTAGAAAAAGAAGACAAAAGAGGCAAGAAAAAGAAGAAGGCAAAGAAGCCTAAAGGTCTAGAGAATCTTTTCGAGGAAACCGATGAAGATCGCAGTAATCTCTGATACCCATTTTGGTGTCCGTAATGATTCTCCTTTATTCTTGGAATACTCTTTCAAGTTTTTTGAGGAGATATTCTTTCCTTACCTAAAGGAACATGGCATAACCACAGTTATTCACATGGGTGATCTGCTTGACCGCAGAAAGTATGTCAATTTCAATACTCTTTCACTCGTAAAGAAGAGATTCTTTACTCCTCTAGAGGAGATGGGTGTAGAGGTACACTGCATTACAGGAAACCACGACACCTATTGGAAGAATACAAACAATCTCAATTCTCTTCGTGAACTATTTCACAACCATATTCACCTTTACGAAACTCCAACAACCGTAGATTTTGATGGTTGTTCTGTTCTTTTTCTTCCTTGGGTGAATCGTGAGAATAGTGAAGAGTGTGAAGAGGCATTGGACTCCTCTGTTGCACCAGTGCTTGTAGGGCATCTAGAACTGGACGGCTATGAGGTTATGCGAGGCATCAACCATAATGGAGGAATGTCTGACAATATTCTCCATAAGTTTGATCTTGTAATGTCTGGTCACTTCCATTGCCGACAGTACAGGGGAAATGTGCACTATCTTGGTACACAGTATGACCTCAATTTTTCGGATGTAAACGAGAGAAAGGGATTTCATGTCTTTGACACGAAGACTCTCGGGTTGGAATTTGTAGAAAATCCACATAAGATGTACCATAAGTTGTTCTACAACGATACGGAGAGCAATTATAGTGGGCTTGATCTTGCCCGATACAAGGACTCTTATCTGCGTATCGTCGTGACAGGGAAACGGGACGAGATCGCCTTTGGAAGCCTCTGTGAGGGGCTGATAGCCGCTGGAGTGGCAAACCTTTCGATAGTAGAGGAACACGCAGAGGAGGAGTTCGGGGAAGAACGGATTGATATGTCAAAGGGAACGGTTGAACTTATAAATGAGACAATAGATGGTATGGAAATTACCATAGACAAAGAAAAACTAAAAACAGTGATCCGTGATCTGTATACAGACAGCCTAAGCCTATGAAATCCTACATATAGTGAGAATATGGCTAGGAGAACTGATGGATAAAGAAATTAGTAAAGAAATTAGAAGTATTCTGTCTCATTTGAGGCAGGATATGACATTGGTTGAGGCGCAGACTCCAGCACCAGAGACAAATCCAGAGTATGAAATCAAGAATTATCCAAGGCTCTTGCAATTGGCTCGGGCAGGGCTAGTTCCAGATGAAGTAGTGTATCAGATGACAAATGTTTTGAAAGACCCTAAACGGTTTGGTGTCTCTCCAAAGATAAGAAATCAACTCTATGACCTAATGATAAAAACACTAAACTACATAGTGGTATCTGATCCTGCTGCATGGGCAAGGTTCAGAAATTTTCTGCTAGATGAGAGCAAAGAGGAATCGGATATGAAAAGAAATAAGTCTGAAGTTTATGAAGAGTTTGTAAGTACCATCAGAGAGTACAGAAATACTCTTGGTGCTACAGATGATGCTCGTAGAATCGCAAGAATAAGCCGTGTTCTTGGAGAAGGGGCAAAACATGAACCAGGATCTGTATGGGAAACAGAAAACTCTTGGGCTGGAAAGAATAGCGCAGGAGAATCTGTCTATTGGTCAAAGGCTGAATATGGAGAAACTGCAAAAGAAAAGGCAACTGCTTATGCTAAAGGCGAAATAAGCGCAGCACAGGCAAAGGCAGAAAAGGCACAAGCAGGAAAAGAAGCAGTCAAACAAGCAGTAAAGAAGAATGTGCAGACTGGTGCAGCAAAACCTATTGTTTCAAAGAAAGCAAGCACCGAGTTTGATGGTCCTGATTCTACCGAAGGTGCTATGGGTTCTGATCCCAAACAGGAGAAGAAAATAGCAACAAGATTGGATAAGGTCGCACAAGTAATGCAAGATAGATTCAAGGCAGCAAAGAAATATCAGAAAGAATTTGAAGCAGGGGGTATGGAAAAAAGTGCTGCAAAGAAAGCAGCAGAAGATAGAGTAAATAAAGAACAAGGCAATGCTCCAGATTTCGATCTTTGTAAGGTAACAGTGCCTGGAACAAATCTCTACTGTGGTGATAACCTTGGAATACCAAGAAAGAAAATGCCACAACTAAAGACTGCAATATTACCAGGCACACAAGCAGAAAAAGATAGCCAGTTGCCTCCTTCAGATCCAAATCATCTTCCGGTGAAGGATGGAGAGGCAAATGCTGAAAAGAAATTCCTTGAGCATCTGAAGAACAAGGGTGTGAAGGTTGATGAGGGTAAGTCTATGGCTGCATCTGAAATGAAGGCTACCCAAATGGATTTGGTTGGTGAGAAAGTCATGGGAATGGTTAATGGATTAAAAGCAGGTAGAACAAAGCGTTTACTAGACTCTTGTGGTGGTCTTGATCCTCTTACAAAGCAAAAGCAATGCAAGGATACCTCTGGTAACTGTGGAAATGGAAACTGTGGAGATGAGGGCTTGCTTGAACCTTTGATTGTTTCTAAAGATGGTTATGTGCTTGACGGACACCACCGTTGGGCTGCTATTACAACTCTTGACCTTATGGATGGCCGCAAAGAGCCATTCACTGTCAATACCACTGTGGTTGACATGGAAATGGAAGAACTGGTTGGTGAATCAAACAAGTGGGGAAATGAGTACGGTTTAGAGAGAAAGAGCGGAAAGGCAGCAGAAAATCCACAAGAAACAAAGAAAGAAGAAAGAGAACCAACAGCAGGAGAACAACTGCATGAGTCTCTTACAAAAACAATAGAGAAAATTCTCAAAGAAGAATTAGCAAAATATTCAATGTATGCATAATACACATTGAAAACACACCACAAGGAGAAGAAAATGGATAAGATCGAAAAGTATCGTAATCTTAATGAGCAAGTAAACCGAATTCTGAAGAAGGAAGTATCGTCTACTCTTGCAGAGGACATGGAGTTTGCTGCACAAGAACTCGTAGAAGCACTAGAAGACCCCAATCGTGTAACGATGCTTATGCGTTCAGGTCTTGTTGATTCTGGTAGAGTTGCCCGAGTTCGCACAGCACTAAAAGATCCAGAAAAGGCAATGAAGAATGTCTCTGTTAGATCTGATCTTATCAATATGCTGATGTCTCTTATCAACATCATCACAAGCAATCCTGCTGTTTTTGCCACAGTCAAAAAAGGAGCAAAAAATCTCTCAAAAGAGGCTGACAAAGGGGCAGAGGAAATGACCGAGGAGTCAGATGGATACAAGAAATTTTTTCAAGCAGCACTAAAGAAATTTGGAAAGTCTAGCATTGCTGAAATGACTCCTGAAGAGAAGAAGAAGTTCTTCACATATGTTGAAGATAACTATAAGGGAGAGAATCCTGCTACTAATGACGGCGATATGTAAAGTCATTCAAGTAAGTTAGTTTTGTGATTTTTATACCATGATTACATTCGAAAAGATTCGTTGGCGTAATTTTCTATCCACAGGGAATACCTTTACAGAGGTTGACCTGTTGAGGCACAACACAACCCTAATCACAGGTGAGAACGGCGCAGGGAAGACCACTCTTCTCGACGCACTCACCTTTGTGCTTTTTGGAAAGCCTTATCGAAATATCAATATCCCACAGTTGGTAAACTCTATCAATGAAAAAGATTGCCTTGTGGAGATTGAGTTTTCTGTTGGTGGGCATCAGTACCATATTCGTCGTGGTATAGCACCAAAGGTCTTTGAGATTCACAAAGATGGAAAGTTGCTAGATATCTGTGCCAATGCCAAGGATTATCAGAAGACTCTTGAAGAGCAGATTCTTAAATTCAATCAGAAGTCCTTTTGCCAAGTAGTCATATTGGGTTCTACGAACTATGTTCCGTTTATGAAGTTAACGGCAGCAGATCGTCGTACAATTGTTGAACATCTTTTGGATATCTCTATCTTTTCAACGATGAATGTTCTTCTGAAGGAAAGACAATCTGCTCTCAAGGAAAAACAGCGTGATCTTGAGAATGGATTGGCTATGATTCGTGAGAAGATAGAGATACAGACAAAGTTTATACTTTCGCTCAAGAATAGAAGCAATAGTCTTATAGAGGAGAAGGAACAGGCTATTGCAGCATCAGAAGCAGAGATGAAGGATCTCACAGGGAGGATCACGGCTCTTCAAGGAGAGGCAGATGCTCTTCTCAATTCTGTTGGAAACTCTAAAGAAACACAAGAATCTGTGCTATCAAAACTAAATAGTCTAAGCACTCAGATTCGTGGAAATATGAAGTCGTTGTCCAATGAAATTTCGTTCTATGAAAAGAACGATGTTTGCCCTACTTGCCTTCAAGGAATCTGTGCTGAACACAAGGAAACGCAAGTTCAGGCAAAGAAATCTCGCATGGACGAGATGAAAAGAGGCATGGATGACATTGGACAAAAAATCACAGAGACACAGGATGCTCTCTCTAAAACAAAGGAGAGCCTTGATGAGATTCAAGAGAAGCAGCGGAGAATCAATACTCTCCTCTCATCCAGAGAGGCAGGAGAAAGACATATCCGCCAACTCCAAGCAGAAATCAAGCGTATCTCCGAAGACCGATCTGACGAAGTATCGGAACAGGAGAAACTCCAGAAGTTTAAGGCTATGGAAACAGATATTGATAAGAATAAGAGTGATGCTGGAGAAACTGCGGCTGTTTATAATGCAGCAGCGATTCTTTTGAAAGATACAGGAATCAAGAAGCGTATTATCTCACACTATCTTCCTGTTATTAACAAGACCATCAATGCTTATCTTACACGGATGAACTTCTTTGTTAGTTTTGAACTGAATGACAATTTTGAAGAGAAGATACGATCCCGTCACCGAGACGAGTTTACCTATGAGAGTTTTTCAGAAGGAGAAAAACGAAGAATTGATCTTGCTCTTCTCTTTGCATGGAGAGCCATTGCCTCACAGAAGAACTCCGTGAACTGCAATCTATTGATTTTAGATGAGATTTTAGATGGCTCTCTGGATGATTCGGCAACAGATGCCTTCCTAGACATTCTGAAGACAATAGATAGTAATGTGAGAGTTTTTGTTATTTCTCACAAGAACCCTGAATCAATGGGAGATAAGTTCAAGAATCGAATAGTGTTCAAGAAGCGAAACAACTTCTCTGCTCTAGTCGAATACACGAACTAGCCTCTCGGAACGGAGGTAGGATGAACTACGCAACTGACCCTTGGTATGAGGATCGTCGCACCAAAGTCATTCAAGCAGTTTCTCTAGGAAAGCCGATCAATGGCAAAAGAGAGAAAAGGCAATCTCCGTTGGGGAAATACTCACTCACGCTTACTCCATATGTTGTTAAGGACAGGCGATGTCCTTTCTACTCTGTTGTTGAAATCATTAGAAATTCAGATGGAGAAAAGATGGGAAAAGTCATCAGAAATGAAGCAGATTTCCCTTTTCTTTTCGTAGAAAACCACATAGACGGTAAGGATTACCTTATGTGTGCAGAGGATTACCAAGGATTTACAATAATCTGTATTACAGACGGTAAAAAGTGGGATTATGTTGCAGAGAAATCAAAAAGAGACTTGGCTCTTCGTATAACGGATTTTCATCTTTCTCCAAATAAAATGTCTCTTGCAATCGAAGGTCATGCAAAGGGCAAACCAAGCGATATAGTAGAAACAGACGAGGTTCATTTCTTTTTGATAAATGAAATAACTAAACTTCCATATAAGGAAGTTGACAAGAGAATAGGTTTCGCCTATGATAAGGTTATAGGTTGGGAAAACGACGAGCGGATTATCATCAGCCGTATTGAAGACTATATTATGCCTACAGGCATCTGTCTTGATGATGTGCAAAATCAAGAAGAAAGACTTGTATATCTAAAGTCTGGAAACATCAAAAAGCAAACAGCATACTATGCTTATTCTCCAAAATCAGGAGTAATGGAGAAGGTCTTTTCCGAGTGGAGATAAATGTGAAAACTCAAGATTTTGAATCCCTTTGTTATTTCAATAGTTTGCAAGATCGAGCACTGGTAGAAATCGTACAGGATAACAAGACCAGTGTAAACATAGGAAAATGGCTCACATCGACTAGAGCAGCAAAAGGAGTTGCAGAGGAAATCTTGCAAACTCTTCTTCGTAGCAAGTCTGATTTGGACATTGCAGTTGTGGACTCCAGTTCTGAACAGAGAGAAGGATACTCGTATCTTGGGAAAACCAAGTTGACACGGTATCATAAATTTGTCTGTGACTCCTGTGAAGGAGTTCAGGGATTCTTGGATAAAATCTATCCAAAGAAGATCCGAAAGAAGAAGCCACAGGATTCAGAAAAGGTTGTAAAGAATCTCAAGTATCTTCTCAAAGATGAAACTTTGAATTTGCAATCGGTGTCTCCAAAGGATATACTTGGAGCATCAATGCTTACGGTATACAACACAAAGAATCGTGTTCTTACCTTGTATATCGCAAAGCCTGAAGGGTTTGGTATCAAGGGTTCGACTCTCTTGAATTGGGACGAAGACAAGTCTCTTTCGAAGAAGTTGCGAAAGCCTGAAGAAGTTATTCCGACTTTTGTATCAGTTGGATATAATGTAGTACAACCAAGATTTCTCTCTGTAAAGACAAAGCCCACAAAGCCTAATGGTAGGATCAATACCAATATGGTTCTTCTGTGGGCAAAGAAAACCTCACAATGATTCTTATCGACAATACACAACTACTTCTTTCAACAATCTTCACACAGGTTCGGGATATCTCTACTATTGATGAAGATATGGTTCGCCATATTGCTCTCAATACCTATCGTATGTACCGAACTAAATTCAAGGATAAGTATGGAGAGATTGTACTCTGTCAAGATGCAAACTCTTGGCGCAAAGAGGTCTTCTCTCATTACAAAGCCAATCGCAAAAAGGATCGTGAAGGTAGCGAAGCGAAGTGGGATCGTGCATTCGAAATAATGTCCAAGATCAGGGAAGAGGTAAAGGAGAACTTTCCCTATAAGAATATGCGTATCCATCGCTGCGAAGCAGACGATGTGATTGCTGTTTTGTGCAAGCACTTTCACAAGCAGGAACCTATACTTATTATTTCCTCCGACAAAGACTTTGCACAGTTGCAGCAATACTCTGGTGTGAGTCAGTATTCTCCGACACTAAAGTCAATGGTTGTGTGTAAGAATCCATTGGAGACTCTTGAAGAGCAGATTATTCGAGGAGATTCTGGTGATGGAGTCCCTAATGTCTTGTCAGAAGACGATGTTTTTGTGTCAGAAGGGAAGCGACAAAAGCCTATCACAAAGAAGAAGTTTGGTGAATTGAGAGAATCTTTGGGTTCTGACAATCTTTTCTTTGATGATAGCATCAAGAAGAATTGGGAGAGAAACAAGACTCTCATAGATCTTTCGCAAATTCCTCAAGATGTGGAGCAGTCCATCCTAAATAAGTGGGAGGAACCACAAGACTCTTCACGGTCAAAGTTGCTCAACTATTTCATTGAGCATCGGTTGAGGAATCTTATGGAATGCATAGACGAGTTCTAATGAAAGGATAGAGATGTGAAATGAGTAGAGATAGACGCAGCAACCGTGATTGGGATGACGACCGCCAAGCAGCCCGTAGAGCAGCAAAACACGCTGATAAAAAGCACGGGAGATCTGATTTTAAACAGAATATCCGAGATGTTATTGCATCTGGTAACATAGAAGAAATAGAAGAGATGTTTGATGATGAAGACGAAAGGCACTATAGGAGATAAAAATGCCAACTGTGGAAACTAATACGATGATACTCTCAAAGAAAACACATGAAATTTTGAAGAACTTTGCAGGAATCAATCCAAATATCTGCATTACAGCAGGTAGTAAGATTGTAACGCTCTCCCCAACAAAGAACATTATGGCTGAAGCAGAAGTCTCCGAGACTTTTGAGCATGATGTTCGAATTTTTGATCTCAACCGATTCTTATCAACTGTGTCTCTGCTTGCTAATCCTGAATTGGATTTTGCTAAAGACCACCTTGTTATCAGTGGTGGAAGTGGAGCAAAGGCCAAGTATTGGTACTCTGATCCTGCAATTGTTCAGCCAGTGACAAAGAAGTTGTCGATGCCTGGTATTGTTGCAACTCTGGATCTCACAAGTCAGCGTTTGGCTGAATTGCTGAAGGCATCGGCAGTTATGCAGTTGCCCAATCTGAAGATCAAGTCAAAGGGAAATGGAACTGCACAGGCTGTTCTCTTTGATAAGAGCGATCCGTCTACAAACGAATATACGGTAGAAATGTCTTGTGACGGAGACGATGCTTTCTCTGTTTCTTTCAAGGTTGAAACCCTCAAGTTGATTCCTGGAGACTATACTGTTGAGATCTCCAAGAATATCGTTTCTCTGTTCACTCACAAGACAGAGCCTCTAAAGTACTACATTGCAATGGATTACAAGGCCGAAGACCAGGAGTAATAGATGACTGCTTCGTATCTACAGGACTTGCTTTGGGTTGAGAAGTATCGACCAAAGCGTGTTCAGGATTGTGTATTGCCTTCGGGCATCAAGAAGACATTTCAGCAGATGGTAGACACGGGGGAGGTTCATAACCTCCTCTTGTCTGGTTCAGCAGGAACAGGCAAGACAACAATTGCCAAGGCTCTCTGTGATGAATTGGGCTGCGACTTTCTTCTAATCAACTGCTCTGAAGACGGGAATATCGACACTCTGCGAACAAAGATTCGCAACTTTGCCTCGACTGTTTCGTTGGGTGGTGGCAAGAAGGTGGTTATCCTAGACGAGTTTGACTATTCTAATGCACAGTCAACACAGCCAGCACTTCGTGGATTTATTGAAGAGTTTGCTGCAAACTGTCGATTTATCCTTACTTGCAACTTCAAGAACCGCATTATCGAACCTCTGCACTCTCGTTGCACAACGGTTGAATTCTCCATTCCACAAAAGGAGAAGCCCCGTCTGGCAAAAGAATTCATGGATCGTGTGAAGAGTATTCTCCATGATGAAGGGGTAAAGTACGATGAGAAGATTGTTGCCGAACTCATCATGCGGTACTTTCCAGACTTTCGTAAGGTCTTGAATGAATTGCAGCGATACTCTGTTGGTGGAGAGATTGATGTTGGGATTCTACAGTCTGTTGGCGAGATACGGGTAAAGGAACTTGTTGGATTCATGCGGGAGAAGAACTTCAACGAGGTCAGAAAGTGGGTTGTGCAGAATCTAGACAACGATCAGAGCCGAATCTTCCGCCAGGTTTACGACAACCTCTATACCTATTTCAAGCCACAGTCTATCCCACAGGCTGTCCTTATCCTTTCTGATTACCAGTACAAGGCAGCATTTGTCGCAGACTCTGAAATCAACCTTACGGCTTGTCTTGTCCATCTGATGATGGAGTGTGAATTCGAATGAAATTAGGAGATATTCTCAATTCTATAAACACAGGGAAGGAACCCGTTATTACACGGGAAAACGAGAAAGCCTACCTTCCATTCATTGTGGCACGGTGTTTTTCTAATTTTCCTGATACCATATTCCATGCAAACGAATTGAATAGCCGTGTGGTGACAGACAGGAAGATGCACTACGACTATCTCTTCCACTCTCTACGGAAGCGTAAGCGGTTCTCTCCGTGGCAGAAAGCCGCCGAGAACCCCCATAGAGAGGCTGTGGCTTGGTTCTACGGGCTTTCACAGACCAAAGCCGAGGAATGCTTGGGTCTTCTGAAGGAGAGCGATAGGGAGGCTATTCGCAAACAGTACGAGGAAGCCCACAAGTAATTCTTCACATTTAGAGAAATACCCGTTTTCCTACATATGGAGACGGTTATTTTCTTTTAGAGGGTGAAAATTATGAGTGAACGGGAAGAGAAATACATTGATATTGAAGTGTCTGATTTGCTTGAAGTACAGTTGCCGACACCCGACAACTTTCTAAAGGTAAAAGAGACTCTGACTCGCATAGGGGTCTGCTCAAACAAAGACAAGAAACTCTGGCAATCGTGCCATATACTCCATAAGCGTGGCAAGTACTATATTACCCATTTCAAGGAATTGTTTGCTTTGGATGGTTTGCCTACAAACTTGGGAGAGGAAGACCTACAGCGCAGAAACAAGATTGCCCTGCTCTTGGAGGAGTGGGGCTTGGTAAAGGTTGTGGATGCAGCCAAAGCCGCCTCTGCTTGTGAAATCAATCAGATAAAAATACTTTCCCACTCCGAGAAGAAAGAGTGGACATTGGAGCCTAAATACCATATAGGTAAGGATAAAGGTAAGAGATAAACTCCCTACATTGAGGTCTATATTATGATACCGAAGATTATCCATCAAATCTGGTTAGGCGATCAGTCCAAGCGACCTGATCGCTTTATCAATACATGGCGTGACTTGAACCCAACTTGGGAACACAAATTGTGGACTGAAGAGAATATGCCGCAATCTTGGATCAAGCGTCATTTCGACCAATGCCCCTCATTGGCAGGAAAAGCAGATATCCTCCGATACCAACTTCTCCATCAAGAGGGAGGCTTTTTTATTGATGCTGATGCCGAGTGCATTAAACCTCTTGATGATGACCTCGTAGATAACGAGGCTTTCTGTTGCTTTGAGAATGAATATGTTCGACCTGGATTGATGTCGAATGGATATCTTTCCTCAATACCAAAGAATCAGTTTCTTTGGGAAATGCTAAATCAAATAGATCAACGACAGGACATGAATTACCATCCGCTCCAAACATGGGAGATAACTGGTCCTGCTCTGCTCACTTCTACAGTTTGCAAGATGCGCTATAACAAGATGACTATTTACCCTAGCCATTACTTTATTCCAAGACACTATTCTGGATTACAATATAGCGGAAAGGGAAAGATATATGCTATGCAGTATTGGGGAACAACTCCAAATAGTGGATTTGATTATTAAAAGGATAAACAATGGAAACAGTAACAGTAGTTCTCAATTGCTATAAGAGAACCCGTTGGCTTCGTGAACAATTTGATGCAATAACAAAACAAACACATCCAGTATCAGAAATATTGGTGTGGAAAAATCAAGCAGAAACAGATCCAATACCACAGGATATAAAGGATCGGGTGGTGTTTGCCGATTGTAATAGAAATCTAGGAGTGTGGGCTAGATTTGCACTCGCTTTGAATTCAAAGTCAGAGTATATCTGCGTGTTTGATGATGACACAATTCCTGGTGAGAGATGGATCGAAAATTGTATTAAAACATATAAGACACATCCAGGACTTCTAGGAACAGTTGGTGTAATATTTGGAGACAAGTATTACACTTGGGAAAAAGTAAAGCGTGTTGGTTGGTGTACTCCAAACGAAGAAACCAAACAAGTTGATATTGTTGGTCACTCTTGGTTCTTTCACAGAGATATGCTCTCCGTAATGTGGAGAGAGATACCAACAGTCGATCAGATACCCATTGTTGGGGAGGATATTCATTTTGCTCATATGATTCAAAAATACACAGAATGTGGAGTGTATGTTCCTCCTCATCCAAAGGATGACAAATCTCTTTGGGGGAGCACAAAAGGAGAACCATATGGAACTAGCAGAGAAGGTATTTCTATGAACAGGTATATGGTCAATGGAACACCGATGAGTGCTGGTCAGATCATGGGTCACTATCTGTCAGTGGCAGTCGATGATGGATTCAAACTACTAGAAGGCAATAGATGAAAAATTTTACAGCAGAATTTGATAACTTTTTAGACAAACTGAAAAGACATGAGCCATTTGCATTTAGTAGATGGGCTGACGGAGAACTGTGGATACTTGAGAATAAATCGTATTCTTTGAGTCCATCTTCATACGGGTATTTGTATCCAGAAGACCAAAAGGAATTTGATGCAAGCAAGCACCAGTTCCATAGAGAAAAATTGTGGGATGCATTTCAGTATGCGGCTCCAAATTACTATATCGGAATAACAACCAATTCTGATGCAAGAATAGTTGGTTATTCTCCTAGAGATTGGATGATAGAAAATAGCGGTTCTGATATTGACCACACCACTTTTGCCAATCTCTTTATCAATTCAAACTACAGGAGATTTCGAGAAGAAGTTATTCCTCTCTTTTCTGAATATAAGACTGTAGCCATGTGCAATCAAAGATCAACTTTTAGGAATTGTCCATTCAAAATTGAAAAAGACTTTAGGATAGGATCTAACTGCATTATCAATGATGATGATAAGGTGGATCTTATGGCAAAATGGGTTGAAGAACAAAAGCCAGAGGGATGGTTGTTCTTGTTTGCTGCAAGCAGTCTTGGAAATCTGTGCATACATCGTCTTCATCAGATTGCACCAAACAACACCTATATTGATGTTGGTTCAGCGTTGAATCCTGATTTTGGATTGGGACTTGATCGTGGTTATCTCTCTGCATGGGCTGGTATGAAGCAGAGAGGAATGTGGGACACATCATCGTATCTTACGAGAGAAGAAACATGGTAATAGAAGTAGTAGACAATAATTCAAAATATTATGAGTTTATTCGTTGTTTAAGAAACGACGATAGGGTTAAGTCTGGATTTATACAGACAAGAGAAATATCAAGAGAAGAGCAGAGTGCTTACATGGAAAAGCACGGGAAAAACTACATTATAGTTTTAGTAGACGGAAATCCCGCTGGCTATGCTGGCTCTATAGATAGAGACATCAGGGTTTGTATTCATCCTGATTATCAAGGAAAAGGAATAGGCTGTGTGTTGATAAACAGTCTCATGGGAAAATTTCCAGAGTCCTATGCGAAGATAAAAATAGACAATGATGCGAGTATAAGAATGTTTAATAAGTGTGGTTTCAAAACCAAATATATTATAATGGAGCGTGAAAATGAGACATAATCCCTTTAAAATTGTTGAAATGTTTGAAGAGCATATTGCAGACTACACTGGTGCACCATATGCGGTTGCTATTGACTCTTGTACAAATGCTCTATTTCTCTGCTGTAAGTATTTTCAAGTCAAAGAGGTAGTCATTCCTGCCAAGACATATCTTTCTGTTCCACAATCTATAATTCACGCAGGAGGAACAGTTAAGTTCCGTGATTGTGATTGGAATGGAATCTATCAGTTAGAACCTTATCCAATTTGGGATTCTGCAAAAAGGCTTACATCTGGGATGTATAAATCTGGTGCATTTATGTGTCTTTCGTTTCACATAAAGAAGCATCTAAAGATAGGCAAGGGTGGTATGATCCTTACAGACAATGCAGATGCTGTAAAGTGGTTCAAGCAAGCCCGTTATGAAGGAAGAAACGAAGTTCCTTACAAGAAAGATGATATAAAGGTTATGGGATGGAATATGTACATGACTCCAGTGGAGGCTGCAATGGGACTTGCTCTTATGCAAAATTATCCAGAGCACATGGAAGATCAACCCGAACCTGGCGGTTATCGTGATCTTCGTGAGTTTGAAATCTTTAAAAACACTGAGATGGTATAAAATGAGTATATTTGATAATATCAATATTCCAGATGGAATTAGCGAAATATCAATAGATGTTGGTCTTGCTGCTGATGCACCACACGCCCTACAATGGTTGGAGTATAATCCAGGTGTATTTGTATTTGGATTCGAGCCAGTAAAATCTAATTGCGATAGAGTAATGGAAAAGATTTTAGCAAGAGGATTCGAAAATCGCTTTAAATTATTTCATTGTGCCGTAGATAATGTTGACGGGGAAATGATTAAAGATTTCTATATTACTAGAAATTCTGAAGTGAAGGACGATCATGGTCAGTCTAGTCTCTATAAACTCAAACATGAACTTAAGGAATCTATGTGGGTAGACGAAGTGGTTCCCGTTTTGTGTGTTAATTTGTCTGATTTATTGGATAGAATCAATTGGAACATATTTAAAGAAGTTTCTTTTTTGAAGACAGATACTCAAGGGAATGATTTGAATATCATCAAGAGTCTTGAGAGGTATTTTCATAAAATTCCTAGAATCCAATGTGAGTCACATTGCTTTGGGCAATATCAAAAAGAATCAGACAATCCAACAGAACTATTTTCTTATTTAACAAGCAAGGGATATGATTTGCGAAGCATGGACTTAAACTCGCCAGATCATTATTATACAAGGAGACAATAACATGAAGCATTTGGTTCTTGGTTCTAGTGGACAGATCGGCACGCATTTAGTGGGTTATTTGCGCTCTATTGGCGAAGAAGTTCAGGAATTTGATATTGCAAGAAATCCAATAGAGGATCTTCGTCAACCGACACCAGCATCTAATTCCTTGTTTGATGAATGTCTAAATGAGACAGACTTCGTTCACTTTTTGGCTTTTGATGTTGGGGGATCTAAATTTCTTGGTAATTTTGAGAACAAGAATGTTATTGACAACAACTTAATGATAATGAAAAATGTCTTCGACGGTCTTGAGAGAACAGGTAAACCTTTCATATTTTCTTCATCACAGATGTCTAACATGAACCATTCTTCTTATGGAGTTCTTAAAAGGTTAGGTGAATTCTATACCGAATCTAAGGGTATGAATGGGGTGAGTGTAAAGTATTGGAATGTCTATGGAAATGAGATCAACCACGATTCTATTAGAACTCATGTTCTTACAGACTTTATCAAGCAAGCACAAGAACATGGCAATATCAGGATGATGACTGATGGTAGTGAAGAGAGACAATTTCTCCATGCTCTTGACTGTGCTAAGGCTCATATGGCTATTGTAAAAAATTTCAATTCTTTGAACAAGTCAAAGCCATATCATATTACCAGTTTTGAATGGACAAAAATTGCAGATATTGCTAAAATTGTTGGAGAATATTTCCAAGTTAGTAATATTAGAGGTTCAGAAAATAAAGATTCTGTTCAGAGAGGAATCAGGAATGAGCCTGATCCATATATCAAAGCAATATGGAGTCCAGAGTTCAGTTTGAAAGATGGTATTTGGGATATTTGTAAACAGATGTCATTTTGATAATGTGCAATATTGAAAGGTTTAACTCAATGAAGATAGTAAATGATCCGAGTGGAGATTATTTAGATGGTCCAACAGTTAGAATAAATCTAACAAGATTTTCGAAGCATCAATCCGATAAGGTTTTGTTCTACGGATACAACTCGTTATTCAATGCAAATCTTAGACATCATTTCTCTAGTTGTAAAGAGAAAATACTTCTTAATTTATGGATGCCAACCGAGTTTAACTGTGATGCTCCCGTGAAAGACGGAAATACTCCTTGGCAACCAGACGGAAACTATACTAGATATTTTGATCGCATCTACTCCATTTGTCCATATACTATTCAATGGTTGAGAGATGTTGCAGGAGACACTCGGTATCGCTATATTTGGCATCCATTTGCATCACCTAATGACTACGGTGGATATCCGTTGAACTACACAAAGAAGTACGATGTGTGTTATTTTGGCGGAATTCATGGGAAGTATCACCAAGATATGGCTAAGGTTCTAAAGGAGTACAATAGCAGGATCTCCTACATCTACCCAAATGAGTACACAACGGATGTGAATCTTTCCCACCACGAAAAGATGCAGATGGTTGCAAACACAAAGATCAGCATAGTCTTCAATCAATGTCCATTGACTCAAGCACATATCTCTAGCATCAAGAGGTACAAGGATTGGGAAAAGAATGAGGCGTTCCAAGGTGTAGATTTACCTGTTCCAATCATTCCACAATACAAGTGTCGTACAGCAGAGGCAGCATATGGAAGAAGTGTGATATTGGTTCAGCGTGATCGCTGGAACATCATAGAAGATTTCTTTGGTGAAGACCAATTTGTATACTTCGATGATATTCCCGACATGAAGAAGAAGATAGACCAAATCCTAGCCAACTACGACGAGTATCAACCAATGTTGGATAGAGCGTTCGATAACTGCTTGGAGATGGACGGTGAAGGAACATTAGCAACGATAAATCAAATGGAGAGTGAAGAATGCTATACTTCTCCGAATTAGGTGGATATGGTCGCTTAGGCAACCAACTCTTTCAATATGCTTCTTTGAAGGGGATAGCAGCCAAGCGTGGTCTATCCCCCACTATTCCCGATCTATCAAACAAGAGTTGGCACGGTCAAAGGTGTCTATTGGATGAGTTTAGATTGGAGTGTAACAGGGTAAGCCCAGAAGCAGCGTTGAATTTCAACACTGTTGTGGAGCCTAATCCAGCAGGCTTCTTCTACCCACAGATGGAAATGGTGAGCGACAACACGAATCTATTCGGATTTTTCCAAAACACAAAGTACTTCGAACATATCAAGTCGCAGATCTGTAAGGAGTTGACACCAAAGGAAGAGCATATAGACAAAGCCTTTGATTACATCTCTTCGATATCTGGTGGAAAGCAAGTTGTTTCCCTTCACATCAGGAGGGGTGATATTACAGACGGCACGAATGGTGAGATAGGACTATTCGGGGAAGATCCCCTAGATACTCGTTATCGTTGGGGTAGTTATTTCAAGAAATGCTCGACAAGGATCTCTCAGATATTCGGTCATGGAAACTACAAGTACTTGATATTTGTGGGTGGGAGTAGAACTGGGGATGACTCTGAAGACATAAGGTGGGCGAAGAAGAACTTCGGAGACGGGGATCTTTACCATGTGTCAGATTCAAACGATCCAATTGCCGACTTCACAAGGATAATGCTCTGTCACCACAACATCTTGTCTCCCGCATCTTCATTCGGTTGGTGGGCGGCATATCTCAACCCCAACCCAAACAAGATTGTCCTGTGCCCACAAGACTATCACCTAGATAACAGTACACAGTTGAGAGATGGTTTCTACCCCAAAGAATGGATACAGTTATGAAATACAGTCAGACTCAACCAACCATCATAGATGTTGAGAAGTTTTGGTCATCTAGACCATGCAATATCAGACATTCTAACAAAGAGATCGGTACTTTGGATTACTTCGAGGAAGTGCAAGAGAAGAAACTGAGAGTAGAGCCTCATATTGTTGATTTTTCTGAATTTGATCGTTGGAGAGGTAAGAAGGTTTTGGAGATAGGTTGTGGTATAGGAACTATGGCTACTCTGTTTGCCAAGCATGGTGCCCTATACACTGGAGTAGAACTGTCCGAAGCATCATTGGATTTGACTCGGAAGCGATTTGAAGTCTATGGACTGAATGGAAAGTTTTACTTGGGGAATGCTGAGGAACTTTCTGAGTTTTTGCCTCAAGAAGAATACGACTTGATCTACTCATTTGGTGTTATTCATCACAGTCCAAATCCCAAGAGTATCTTAGAGCAAGCCAAGAGATACATGAATCAAGATAGCCTTCTGAAGGTAATGGTTTACTCCAAAAATTCATGGAAGGACTGTATGATAGAGAATGGATTGGATCAACCAGAAGCACAATACGGTTGTCCAATAGCAGTAACATACACCGATGATGGTGTTAAGGATCTATTTGATGGATTTGAGATCTTGAGTAAAGAGCAAGATCATATATTTCCATATCAGATAAAGTACTACAAGGAAAATCGGTATGTGAAGCATCCTTGGTTTGAATCAATGCCAATGGAAATGTTCAGAGCATTAGAGAAAAGATTCGGTTGGCATATGCTTATCAACGCTAAGTTGAGAAGGAACTAATCTATGAAGAACTCTCTGGAATACGATTTGTTGAGCGGACTCATTGTACAGTGGATAAAAAAATATGTTAACGGCAAGGGCATAACCACATTGGTTGTAGGTGTTTCTGGCGGGATAGATTCAGCCGTAGTGTCAACGCTTTGTGCATTGACGGGTATTGAGACGATTGTTGTGAATATCCCCATCAAGTCTAACAAGACCAATACCAACTTGTCGGCATTGCATTGCAAGTACCTCTCCGAAAATCACCAAAATGTGAAGGTGATAACTGTTGACCTAAGCGATGAGTACGATATGCTTGCCAATAAACTCGGGGAAGCAACCAAAGATGCTCGGAAGCATAATCACGATCTAGCCAACGCAAACATGAAGTCACGCATGAGAATGCTTACACTTTATAGAATTGCTGGAGTGAACTCGGGAATAGTGGTAGGCACGGGAAATAAAGTCGAGGATTTTGGCATTGGTTTCTTCACAAAGTATGGTGATGGTGGTGTGGATATTTCTCCTATTGCCGATTTAACTAAGACACAAGTGAGGGAATTGGGGCGTTCATTGGGGGTATGCAAGGAAATCATAGAGGCAAAGCCAACAGACGGTCTTTGGGAAGATGACAGGACAGATGAATCTCAAATAGGTGCTTCATATGAAGAGTTGGAGTGGGCTATGTGGGCTATTGATAATGATAAATGCTTTAAAGAGATGACGGAGAGACAAATAAAAGTTATAGAGATTTATAGAGATTACAATACAAGAAACAATCATAAAATGATACCAATACCAGTATTCAAGGTGGAACATGAATGAACAAATAACAGTTTTAGGAATAGGTAAGTTAGGACTTTGCTTTTCTTTAACTTTAGAAGAATCGGGATATTCTGTTTTGGGGGTAGATATAAAACAAGAATATGTTGATTCTATTAATGAGAAAAGATACAAAACAGCGGAGCCAGGTGTTATAGAAAAACTCAGTAAATCTAAAAATTTCAAAGCAACAACATCGTTGTCAGAAGGAATAAATTATAGCAATGTTATTTTTATTGTTGTAGCAACTCCATCTTTGGACAATGGAAGATACGATCACTCACAAGTCGATTCTGTATGTGAACAGATAATTGCTTTAGGCAAGCAAGCAACAAAAAAGCACTTGGTTATTTGTTGCACAGTAATGCCAAAATATACAGATAGTCTATATGAAAGAGTTAAGGATTACAATTATACAGTTTCATATAATCCAGAATTTATTGCTCAAGGAACTATTCTCAAAGATCAGAAATCTCCTGATATGGTTTTGATTGGTGAAGGTTCAAAAGAAGCAGGTGATATGTTAGAACTTATCTACAAGAGGCATACAGATAGTAATCCAACTATCTGTAGAATGAAGCCAATTGAAGCAGAGATTACAAAAATATCGTTGAATTGCTTTCTAACCACTAAGATAGCATTTGCTAACATGGTTGGTGATATTTCAATCGCTTCTGGTGGAAACCCCGATGTTATTCTTAATGCTATTGGTAGTGATACAAGAGTAAATAAAAAATATCTGAAGTATGGATTTGGTTTTGGTGGTCCTTGTTTCCCTAGAGACAATAGGGCATTGGGAATATACGCTCTAGATATAGGAAGTCCTGCGGAAATAAGTAAAGCAACAGATATTGCTAATAGTATGCATTTAATCGAACAAGTAAAACTATTCGATAATCGAAATAAAACAAATAAGCACAATGTATACAAGATTGATGGAGTATCCTATAAAAAAGGTTCTACTATTCTTGAAGAATCCCAACAACTAAAATATGCTGTAGAGATTGCAAAATTAGGATACAAAGTCCTTATTCAAGACTGTGAAGAAGTAATCGAAAAAGTCAAAAAAGATTATGGTAATCTTTTTACCTACGAGAAAAAGGATAATTAAAATGAACAAGTATGCTTTGGTATGTGGTGGTGGTGGATTTATAGGAAGTCATTTAGTAAAAAAGTTGAAGTCAGAGGGATTTTGGGTCCGTGCGGTTGATCTTAAATATCCTGATTTTTCGGCATCTCCTGCTGATGATTTTGTTATTGGTGATTTGAGAAATCAAGAAGTTTGTGAAAAGTTATTTGATAGAAAATTTGATGAAGTGTATCAGTTAGCAGCGGATATGGGAGGTGCTGGATATATTTTTACTGGTGACCATGATGCAGATGTAATGCATAATTCTGCTTTAATAAATCTGAATATTGTTGAGAGATGTCATCGTTATGGTGTGGGAAGAGTATTCTATTCTTCTTCTGCTTGTATGTACCCAGAACACAATCAACTTGATCCAAATAATCCGATATGCACCGAAGAGTCTGCATATCCTGCAAATCCTGATTCGGAATATGGATGGGAAAAATTATTCAGCGAAAGGCTGTATTTATCATGGGAAAGAAACTATGGTCTGCCAGTAAGAATAGCAAGATTCCACAACATTTTCGGACCAGAAGGAACATGGAGGGGGGGCAAAGAAAAGGCTCCTGCTGCCATGTGTCGCAAAGTAGCAGAAAATACTAATGGAGAGATAGAAGTTTGGGGAGATGGAAAGCAAACAAGATCGTTTTTGTATATTGATGATTGTGTGAACATGATATTGCGTTTAACTAGAAGTAACTGGACAGGTCCAGTAAATATTGGTTCTGAAGAGATGATTTCAATTAATGATTTAGCAAAAATGGTTATTGGTATTTCAAATAAAAATATTTCAGTAAAGAATATAGCAGGTCCAGAGGGGGTAAGAGGACGCAATTCAGATCAGAGACTTTATAACACAAAATTAGGCAATTATATTCCAATCACCCTTGAAGAAGGGATGAATAGAACATATCGGTGGGTTTTGAATCAAGTTGAAAATAGTCTTCAAAACACCTCTACTGCCGATCTCGATATGGTTGATAAGCATTCGAAATGAGGTAATTATGAAAGGTGTTATACTCGCTGGCGGATCTGGTTCTAGACTTCATCCTTTGACTATATCTGTTAATAAACATCTTCTTCCTGTCGGCGGCAAGCCGATGGTAATGCATTGTGTAGAAAGAATGGTTGAATCTGGAATCAAAGACATATTAATATTGACAAATCCTGAATATGTTGGTCATTTTTCTATGCTACTTAAAAGTGGAGCAGATTTCAAATGCAATATCACATATAAGACACAAGATAAACCAGATGGAGTTGCTGGTGCATTGGCTAATGCTAAAGAATTTGTAGGAAGCGATAGTTGTCTTGTGATACTTGGTGATAATATGTTCAAGTTTAATCTTTCTAACTATATTGAGTCTTTTAAGAGTGGATGTCATTTGCTGTTTAAGTTTGTTCCAGACGGACACAGATATGGAATAGGTAGATTCAATAATGGGAAACTCTATCGCCTGGATGAAAAGCCGAAAGATGTTGAGACTGCATTTGCTTGTATTGGAGTGTACATATTTGATAATAGTGTTTTCTCAATAATAGAGGAAATATCTCCTTCAGAAAGAGGAGAGTATGAAATCAGCGATGTAATCAATTCTTACTTAAGTAAAGATAAAGTTTCTTTTAGTTATGTTGATGGTTGGTGGACAGATGCGGGAACACATCCTTCTTATCAAGTAGCCAATAAAATGATGTGGAAGGAAAATTGATATGATTTTAGTGGCTTATGGAACAAGACCAGAGTGGATTAAATTAAAAACTCTTATTCAATGTCTTAAAAAAGACAAAGAAGTCTGTGTTCTCTATACCGGACAGCAGAAAGATATTGGAGATTTTGGTTTTGATAGAAGGATCGAAATCAAAGACGGAGCCAACAGGCTTAATGATATTGTCTCTTCTATATTGATAGCAGATGTATTTGATGGTATCACTCATGTTGTTGTACAGGGAGATACAGCATCTGCATTTGCGGTTGCTCTTGCTGCTTTTAACAGAGGAATACCTGTTTCTCATGTTGAGGCTGGTTTGAGAACATTCGATAAGCAAAATCCTTATCCAGAAGAGTCGTATAGACAGATGATATCTTGTCTAGCAACAAATCACTATTGCCCAACAGAAAATGACTACAAAAATCTCCTTATAGAGAGAAAGAATGGTCATATTGAAATAGTTGGAAATACTGTTATAGACACTCTTCCTGTTCTTCCTATCTCGTATGAAGATAGGGTTCTCATAACTATGCACAGAAGAGAGAATCTTCCAGATATCGAGAAATGGTTTTCTGCAATTGAATCTCTAGCAGAAGAGTATCCACAAACTGAATTTATACTACCTTTACACCCAAATCCTATTATTAGAGAAGCAGCGGCAAAGGTATTGTCTAAAACAAGCGTTGTCCCACCGATGAACCATGCAGAACTGCTAAACCTAATGTCGAAGTGCAAATGTGTTATTTCTGACAGCGGTGGAATACAGGAAGAAGCAAGTTTCTTCAAAAAGAAGGTTCTAGTTTGCAGGAAGGTAACAGAAAGACCAGCAAACAATCAAATAATGGTACAAGAACCAAAGTTTCTTTCATCCATATATAAAGTAGCCATAGTCAACTGCGAAATTGATGAATGTTGTCCTTTTGGTAATGGAGATTCTTCAAAGAAAATACATTCTTCCATGAGTTCTATGGGAATAGAATAATACACCATACATAAGTTGTAATGACACTGAAAAGCAAAAAGGAATACACTATGAGTGAAAAGAAGAAGATTGTCTTGTCAATGATTGTGAAGAATGAAACACATATTATCAAAGAGTGCTTTGATTCTCTTTATAAATTCATTGATTACTGGGTTATCTGTGATACAGGTTCAACTGACGGAACACAGGAACTTATCAAGCAGTACTTTGCCGAAAAGGGTATTCCTGGTGAACTCCACCAACATGAATGGCAAGACTTTGCCACCAATCGTTCTGCTGCGCTTAAACTGTGCGACGGTAAGGGCGACTATGCCTGGATGATTGATGCCGATGACTATCTTGTTGGAGAGATGAACTTCCCCCACCAGTTAAATTTTGATGGATATTCTGTTCGCATCAAGCGTGGAAACTTTGAGTGGTGGAGAAATCAGATATTCAAGACGGGTATAGGCTGGTGCTATGAGGGAGTACTGCATGAGTATGCCCATTGCCCAAACAAGCCTGATCTATCTCTAGCAAAATTGGATATTCCTGGCTACCATGTTGAGGCTCGCACGGAAGGTGGTGCTCGTAATAAGGGCATCACTCCAACAGAAAAGTATGCACGGGATGCCGTAGTACTTGAGAAGGCTCTAGAAAAAGAGCCTCTAAATTCACGCTATCAGTTCTATCTTGCACAGTCTTATTTTGACTCACAACAGTGGGACAAGTCTTTTGATGCCTATGAAAAGCGGGCAAAGATGGGTGGGTGGGAAGAGGAAGTTTTCTATTCTCTATTCCGAATGGCAATTATTGCAATGATGCAAGGCAAGCCTACAGAGCAGATTATCAATCTGTTCCTTGGAGCATATAATTACCGTCCGTGCCGAGCCGAGCCTCTTTATCATATTTCCCGTATCTACAGAATGAATGGATATCCACGAATTGGATACCTGTATGCGAAAATGGGATTAACAATTCCCATTCCGAAGCACGACATCCTGTTTATTTCTCAAGATGTGTACGATTGGATGCTTTTAGATGAAGTCGGTTCTACTGCCTACTATGTTCATTCTTTCCAAGAGGGATATGATGCCTGTGTTAAGGCGATAGCAAGTGGAAAATTGCCTCCATCAGAATTCCAAAGAATTCAAAATAATCTAGTTGAATATCGCAAGAAAATAGAAGAAACCGAAAAGGCAGAAAAGGAGTTGGCGGAACATCAAAAGAAGATGTTACAGGGAACACAGCAACCAGTTCCTGGTGTATTGAACAGCACTGTTGCGGTTTCTCAACCAAAGATACCTGTTCCAAACCAAACAACGCTAAGTCTAGGAACTTCTCAGCCTAAATACAAGAAGAAATTCAAGGAAAGAGTAAAAGGATGAGAGGGAATAATGCCTGCATCAAAGTACGATATCAAAGCCGAACAAGGCTCTACATTTAGACTTCATCTACACTATAAAACTGGCGATGGAGATGGTATTGATTTGAGCGGGTTTGGATCTAGAATGCAAGTTCGTAGATCCTCTAAAAATCCTAAAATTCTGCTTTATATGAGCACCAGTGGTGTCACAGGAGGTGGCACTACTGGTGACTTTTCTATTGGAGGGGGAGTTCAGGGAACAGGTGGTATTAGACTCAACGCCAGCACCACAGGTCAAACTGGTGCAAATGGACTGACAGGCGGAATCTATATGGACATAGATAATATAACAATGAGCAGTGTACCCGAAGGAAGACACCTTTATGATTTAGAATTGATTAACACAACCGGTGATGTTCAACGCCTTATTGAAGGTTTTTTTGAAGTCACAAGCGAAATCACGAGAACATAAATGGCAAACGACCCATCAGTTTTAGTTGTAACAGCACAAACAGGACAAACTCTTCTTGTAGCCACTCCTCTAGGAATAAATGGAGTAAATGGAGCAACCGGTCCACAGGGACCAACAGGAGCCACTGGACAACAGGGAGCAACAGGTCCTGCTGGCGGTCCTGTAGGTCCTACAGGTGCAACTGGTGTAACAGGAATTGGGTATACAGGTGCAACTCTCATTAATGGTAATTTTGTAGTATTTCCTGTTTCTTCTCTCGGTGTGCTGGGTTCTGGTATTACCATTGGATACATTATTGGTGCTACAGGAACTAGTGGAGTTGCTGGTGCTGTTGGTGCAACAGGTGCAACTGGCTCAATTGGAGCCACTGGTAATGTCGGAGCAACAGGTACAACTGGTTCACAAGGCATCCAAGGAATTCAAGGCATCCAAGGAAATACTGGTGCTACAGGTGCTACAGGATCTCAAGGTATTCAAGGAGCCACTGGTGCTACAGGTGCTACAGGATCTCAAGGTATTCAAGGAGTAACAGGAGCCACTGGTGCTACAGGTGCTACAGGTGCTACAGGATCTCAAGGCATCCAAGGTTCAACAGGTGC